TCCGGGCGCTGCCAATGGCGAGAAACGCCGGTCGCCCGTTCAACGGCCAGCACACGGCCGGCCGGCACGCGGCCTAGGCGGCGCCAGCGAAACACGGCCGCATCCGAAATTCCCAAGCGGCGCCCGAGCTCGGTCCCGCCATGCATGGCGATGGCCTGCTCGAGCGCCTCCTCGGGGGTGGGCTGTCTCAATTCCATCACAAAACACTAATCTAAGGTTCGTTCTTTCCAAACATCTATTTTTGCATACCTGATATGCTAACTTGTGGTTTGAATTCGGCATAACCCAAGATTAGGATGTGTTTCACATGAAACACCAAATCCTGAGGGGGATACCGTGACGACACCCAACACTCAAGACTTCGCGAAAGCGCTCCGCACGCTCCGCTCAACCGGGGAAATCCAGAAAATCGGTACCTTTACTTTCTCGCAGCATCGGGCCGGATTTGCCTCGGTACAGCAGATTGAGCGCATCGATTGGTTGACCAAACTCAGCGCCGGAATGTCGCCCCGTATCGGCGGCATGAAATTCTGGCCGCATTCCGAAACCACATTTGAGCGTGTCGCCGAGCAATATGCTCGCGACGAGGCGACTGAAATCGCTCGGCGTGCAAACGTTGCTACCATCGCCAAGGTGGAGGGCTGATATGTCCGTCATCGTCTATCCGCCTTTACAGCCCTATGAGCGTACGCCGCTCGCCGCACTCCGGCAGGAGCTCGGCAGATGGAATTGGCTGCTCGACGCTGCTAATGGCGAGCGTTGGGATCATCACACAACCATCATGGCATACCGAGACCAATGCCGCGCCGAAATCACGCGCCGCGAGCGCCAAGCAACAGAGAAAGCGACATGACCGAGCACCTCCCCAACCCGTTTCTGACCTACCCAGCGCGCCCGAAAGTCGTAGCGCCATCCCGACCCGCGCAGCGGCGGCCGAGCAAGGCCAAGACGTCACGCCGTCCGGCGCGGCGCGCCAAACGAAAGGGAGCGCGCACATGAGCGGCGGGGTTTGCACGCTGAAATGCCGCGGCGGCGGCAAAATCTGGGTATTCGAGGAGGTGATGGCGGAACTCCACCTCCACGATGGCGACGAGGTCGATCACGATACAATGTGGCGAGCGATCGATCTCATGGCGGCATTCATACGCGCTTACGAAGATACCAAGCCAATCCATAATCGCATTTATTCGAATGCCTTGGACGAAATCGAGACTGTGATCGCGCGGCGCAACGCAGCTCTGCACGGGAGGAACTGATGTCCCGCCAAGGCGAATTCAGCGCGAGCGCCAAGCGCGAGATGTGGGACCGATCTGGCCGCATCTGCGAATGCCACCGGGTGCCCCAACTCATGGCGATCCTACACGGCAATCCCTGCAACACCCGCCTCGGACCCGTCGGCAATATCTTCTACGAACACATCGTTTGCAAGGAGCTCGACGGCGATGACACGCCGGATAACGGCGCGGTGCTTACCCGCACCTGCTGGAAGCTCAAGACCAGCCTCTACGACATCCCAGCCATCGCCAAGGCCAAACGCCTGGGCGATGCCGATCGGGGGATCGTTGTCTCGTCACGCTGCCCGCTTCCGGGCGGTCGGCAAGACACACGCAAGCGCACCATGAGCGGCCAGGTGGTCGACCGCCGCACCGGCGAACGCTACGGAACAAGGACACCAAAATGACTTTCCAATCGATCGACAAGCGATCCGTCGTCGTCGACGGCCACAAGACCTCAATCAGCGTCGAAAAATGCTATTGGGGCCAGATCAAGCGTATCGCGGACGAGCGGGATCTGGGAGTCGGTGCGTTGATCGCCCAGGTCGCCAGCTATCAGCCGCAAAACCTTTCCTCGGCTCTCCGGCAAATCGTGCTGGCCGACCTGCTGGCGCGCGCCGACTTCACCTTGCCGGTGCACGCCGTGTCTCTTTCCTGGTTGATGATGGAGGGATAAGGTATGGCGACTCCAAAGAAGTACTTCACGCTCGAGCAGCGCCGGGTCGCCAGGCGAGTAAAGCAGGCCCGCTATGCCGAAAACTACAAGGGCCAAGCCCACGGCCACACCATGAAGGCCGAAGAGCCGGAGCCGGAAACCATGATGGAGCTCGCGTTTGCCCTCGCGGCGCCCCGCTCAACCACCCAGGAGTTCTGCGGGGATCCGCTCCACGGCCGATCGGCTCTCGACAGGATGCGGGCGGTAGCGTCATGATAGACTTCATCCACCGCATCGTGATTGGCGCCCCGATCACACCGAACGAACTTCGATTTGCCGGCGGCTTCGCGCTCGCGTGGTTCACGATGGACACCGCATGGTTTGTCGGAACGCTTAATCACTGGTGGGGGCTTTAAGCCAACCATACGGAAACAGTAGACCGATGATCGAGCGCGTCGACAAATTGACAGAGCCACTTGTCGCCGGACAACACTACCTTGTTTGGACGGTGACAGCGAAGTGGAATAATCTCATCCGTGCATGGCCGGTGATCGGTCCAAAGCACGATGATAAAGAGTTTTTCAATTTCAAACGGGAACACTATCACGTTGATTCTCGTTTTCTGCCGCTCAAAGCGAAATACAGAGGCGAAACACTTTCTCATCCCTTACATGCTCATCTGGAAAGATGGGGAAGTCCGGCTGTCCCACTAACGGATCCAACGCTGCGCCGTCGTAAATGCATTTCCGTCGAAAGTGAAATTTGGGTTCCGGAGCGCGCCGACCCGCGACCACTTACCGAGATGCACAAACATTATATTGGTCATCAATGCGTCCGCGGCAAAGCCGGATGGATTTGTCCGCATCGCAAGGCATCTCTCGGTAGTATTCAGCCGATCGACGGCGTGATCACATGCCCGCTTCATCTGCTCAAGATTGACGCCGCAACCGGCATCGTGTTGGCATAGAGGAGAACAGCAGACATGCAATCAATTCATATACTGGCATTTGGAGTTTGCTGTATGGCAGCGCTGCGTCTGCTTGACAAGGTGTGGCCGACAAAAACACTTTCTTGGAAGTTTTATGCCGGAGAAATGCTTATTGCGGCCGGTGTAATGATTTACACAAGCCAACCATAGGGGATGATTGGATCATGACTAAGCAGGTTAAATGGCACATCGAGGTGCAGATCACATGCAGCAAAGCATGTGCGCGCCAGATCCGATAACTTATGGAAGCAGCTATCGACAACAATGTAGAAAGTCTGCCGACCCTTATTGCGTATTCGTTACTACAACCTGAGAAAAAGGTGATTTCCTGATGACAGATACCTGCACGATTTGCGGCGGCTCGGGCGTCACCACAATCGAGGGCAGCTACTTCCGCGGCTCCAAGGTCGAGCTCCCGTGCCCGTGCCAGGATCATCGAAACTCAATCCGGCTTGGCGATCAATGCAGCCCCATGGTCAAGCGCGCGATGGAGCGATTTTGGAAACGTTGCGACGAACTCGACGGCAATAAGGGCGCGTCAGTGGATCAGCGATGAGCGAACCAACGGAAACCCAAGTGATGGCGGCGGCGCGGGCAATCTACGAAGTTCGTCCTATAAAGAAAAACTGGTGGCCTGGAATTGGCGAACCGATCTCGTGGGATGAGATGGTCTACGATTGCGAACCGCTTAGCCGCGAGCCCTATATCGAGCGAGCGCTCGCCGCGCTCAAGGCAGCGGCATCTGCACATGGCCCGTCAACGGATAAGGAAACACCATGAAAGGTCTCGCACTTATCGGCCGGACTAGTGGCCGCGGAACGTGGAATATCATTTCTTGGCACTCGCCTCACTCCATGACGTGGTCATGGATCTTGTCAGTCAGCCTTCCGCGATCCGGCGAAGGGCGCTGGCTTCACGCCTATAGATACCGCAACAATGACCGCTGTCTGCAATGGGGATTTCAGATCGCCAGAATTGGTGTGCGTTGGCACCAACAGCGGCCAATGTGGTATCGCGACCTTTATCAGCGCAAGCGCGATCAGTTCGATCACCTTGAACAAGCCATCGAACATTCCAGCCAGGAGGGACCGCCTCCGCGCTCTCCATTCACGCCGACTATCATCGATGGTGGTCGATCAGTGCATTGAGAACTCGTCACTGGATGACCAAACATGAAATATAAACAGAAAATAGAAATCACCCTTGAACGCCGCGATGATGGAGGTCTGCGGATATATTCCGATGATGTCCCTGGCCTGATTTTGAGCGGCAGACACCCGGATCGGGTCATGGGAACAATTCTTGATGCCCTTAATGCCCTCAAGGCATGGGAGGAAAATCACGAATCGCGGTGAGAGCCATGGACCGTTCCCGCTCGCGGTCGCTCTGGGGAGATAACCGGCCCGGTTACTACGCGGCGATAGAAAGCGGCGCACACTGGGAACACCGAAAGGCCCTGGTGTACTATCTAGGCTCTCCGCAAGGCGTCGGGACGCGCCGCGGCCAGTGACTTCCTATGGTTGGATCTTGTAACAATTGATCACGAGAACGTGATTGTACATTGCCCGCGTTGTCCGCGTACAGTGCGGTCACTGAAACAAGGCAACCAGGAGATCGAAGATGAAGCGCATGACTTTCGTCCAGGCCATGAAGGATTACTTCGGCCTCCGGCCAGAGCAGACGCCGACCGGCTTCATGCACGAGATGAAGGCACTCACGTCCGAGGACCGCGAGTGGTTCAAGGCGAACCTGCCGAAGGTCGGCTACGAGATCATCGTGGCCTGACATGACCGAGCTGGAAGTCCGCCTTATGCTAACGGCGGCCGTCACCAAGGCCGGGGGTCAGCGGGCATTTGCTCGTAAGCACGATCTGACCCCCGGCTACGTCGGCGACGTCATCAACGATCGCCGCAAGCCGGGACCGCTGATCCTAGAAGCTCTCGGGCTTGAGAGCGAAGGTGCAACGACGACGTACAAACGGACGAGGAAAATATGAGCCATCACGATGAAGTTGCGACCATCATGGCCGAAAACGGTCGCCTCAAGGAGGCGCTAAAGGCGGCGGGCGGGCGCGTGATGAACGCAAAAATCGACCTTCAGACTGGACGCACCAAAGCGCAAGCGTGCGACACTCTGGAGGGATGCCTGAGAGCGATTGAGGAAGCTCTTAAGCAGCCGGCTCACACCGGCTAACCGATCCGCATATACAGTAGGAGCAGACCCATGCAACCGCGCGTGATTGATAATGACCAAGGCGAGATCAGCGTGAGCCTCAACGGCCACGAGATCCGCGGATGGTCCTACAAGAGCGATGACGAGAGGCGCGCAAAGATGCTCTGCGCTCGTGAGTATGTCGAGGGCTGGTGTGAAGCGCTCGCCCACGTCAAAAGCACCGCCGACCATCGACTCAACAATGTCCTTTGCGAGATGAAGAAAGGATACGACGACTCAATCGTCGGTTTCAACGAAGCATGGGACATCGTTCGGAATGCTTTCAGCGAACTCCAAGCGCAGTAACACGGTAACCGAGGAAACGAAGATGGCACGTCACACCTTCACGGAAGACGCCCTGAACTACTGGCTTGTCGATAAATCGTGGCGTCAATTTGCGGCAAGTTTTGGCGGAGACTCGGCAAAGAAGTTTGAGACAGATGGCGAAGCCTACCGCGTGACCGATCATGACGAGGTGATCTATTTCGGCGGTGACAAGACCGCTGCCATCGCCGCCTACAACGAAGCGCAGTGACACGACAACCGAGGACAAGAAATGAAACCGCAAATTCTTTCGATCATCGCTTTAGCTGCAACGCTCGGCGCCTGCGCTAAAGAGGCCGACGTGGCTTCTCAGAACATTTCTCAAGCCGCCGACAATTTCGGCATCAATCGCCGGATCGTGTTCTACAACGGCATCACCGACAAATACATGTTGGAGATCGAGGGTCTTTGCTCGATCGGTCGCGGCGAGTCGGTGCCGAAGGAGATTACCGTCACCTGCAAGACGGCGCCGAGCGACTACAAGAAGCACTTCCTCGGCTTGAGCGACAATGTCACCTTCTTTTCCGAGCAACTCGAACCGGCCAAGGTCAGCGTCTACCACTACAAAGTGACGTTCAATCCGGCGACGATCATTCCAAGCATCGACGTCCGCTGACGTGACATCGGGAGATACTATGACCGAGTTCCATCCAATCCAGGTCCACGAGCTGACGCGAGTTCGACCGCGCGCCGTGATGCCATCTGAAGTCACCTTGCGGGCCTACGAGGTCTATTGCCACGTGTACGCGCCGCAGCCTGCGATGGTCGATCTTGCCGGCCGGGATTGCCGTGGAGGGTTCGGCGTTGGTGAACTGATCGCGTTCCTCTACGCGCGATCGTTCCCAAAAGAGGAATGGAGCAAACGCGTGGACGAGGCATTCAAGCGACCGGCGGAGGTTTAATCACATGAACTCACTACACAACGGTCGGATCAACTTCATCGTTGGTGCGGCGAGCGGCTATGCCATCGCCGCCGCAATCGCCTTCTTTGTTGGTCCGCCGCCTGAAGCATGGCAATTGGCTGCCTGCATTGGGTGCGCTGTGCTCCTGTGGACCGTGGCTTTGGTCATCGGATTAAATCCACTTTCGCGAGGTCCCACACAGTGAGCACAGTAGACAAATTACCGGCCGGGTTTATCGTCGTGATAGTAGTCGCAAGCATCGCTGTCCTCATCTTTTGGGGAACAATCGGATTTACCGTAGTGCACTTCGCACTCAAATTCTGGTGAGGCACTCTGTGAACAACATTGAACATACACCAGGCCCCTGGCATAGAGCCGACAAGGGCGATCTGGGACGCATCTTCGCGGAAGGTCTAAACCAGCGCGAGGGAATTATATGCAATGTTAGCATTGGATTTAAGGATTCCGATATTTGGGACGCCAACTGCCATCTGATTGCCGCCGCACCTGATATGCTTGCTGCGCTCCGTTCGCTGAGAAACGAGATCACTGGCGTTTGGGGCGCTTTTGCGCACGAAATTCGCGCGAGCATCAGCAATACAAACTATCAGGTGATGCTCGACAAACTTGATGCAGCCAATAGCGTCATCGCCAAAGCCGAAGGAAATATACCATGAACCTCATCTACGGCCCCGACTTCATCGGCCCACGCCTGCCCTACGTGCGCCGCAAGCTCAAGCCGGTGAAGCCGGCACGGAGGGCGAAGCGTGTGCCACCTCACATCAACCCACTACGTGCTCAGCTCCGCCAGGCGAAGGCGCAGACCCGCAAGGCGAGAAATGCGAAATGAGCAAGCCTATCCTCTGCATGGATTTTGACGGTGTGATCCACAGCTACGCGAGCAGGTGGAAAGGCGCCGAGATCATCCCCGATCCGCCAGTGCCGGGCGCAATCGACTTCCTACGGCGCGCACTCGATCACTTCGACGTCCAGATTTACTCATCACGCTCAGGACAGGCCGGCGGCATCAATGCCATGCAGGACTGGCTTCTGACCCACAGCGACGACGCCAAGCTCGTCCAGGCGATCGGCTGGCCTGATGCAAAGCCGGCGGCAATGATCACGATCGACGATCGCGCCTTGACGTTCGATGGAACGTGGCCGGAGATCTACATGCTCAAAGCATTCAAACCATGGAACAAAAAATGAAATCGCGCCCTACTGACGCCGAGTTCGACGAACTCAAACGCAAGCGCGATGAAGGGCTGCGCGCGGTCGTCGAGGCCACGTGCAAGAAGATGGGATGGGACCCAGCTAAAGTAGGTGCCCACGCCTCGCACTCTGGCCCATGCTACTGCGCTTGCCCGGATGGCCCATGCCAGCACGTATGGAACGGGCCGGAATGGACGAGCGACGACGGTTGCGGATCAAGCACCACGTGCTCGCGCTGCGGCGACGTGGCGATGTATCATGACATGAGGTGCGGACCATGAAGACGATCACGATGATGCAGCTTCGCGCCTCGCCGGGCGAGTACGCGCATTTGGTCTATAAGCACGGCGAATCGTTCCTGGTCACGAGCCAGGGGCGACCAGTGTTTCGCATGGTGCCGGTCGACGAGGTGACCATCGTCAGGCCGGATGGAACGTTCACCGGACCAAAGCCGCTCACCTTCCGTGAGGATCTCGGCGGCGAGTACGCCCAATAATCTCAGGTCCGCAGACATGATCATGTACCTATCAGATGCCAAGGCTCTGAGCAAGATGGAGCCAGAGACAAAAGCGGAATTCGAGAAATACATGGACGCCCTGGATACCGAGAGCGCAAGCCGAGGTTATCCGTATGGTAGCGGATCGCTTTGGCAAACGACGGGTGCGGAATGTTGGCTTGGGTTTTTCGAGGATGGATATTCGCCTAGCCAAGCTTTTGACGAAGACCTTTCTTACGACTGATCCAACGATGGCGAGACACTGAGATGCGAACACTTACAGAGCCACGGAAGAAACTTTTACAATACCTCAGCCTGGCGGGCGGCAAGCTGCCGGGCCATCGTCTCACACTGCCGGATCGCTCCCTGGCATCGCGTATGCAGAGTGACGGGCTTGTCTTTTGGGAATCACCAAAGGGTGTCCGCTATACCAGAAATCTTGAAGATTGGACCCTGCATCTTACTGAGGGCGGCGTGGAAGCGATCCGCTAACATTGAGGGACTGAACATGGCTGCTCTCAATCTTCTCAAAGCCGAGTTCGATGGTGCGGTGTTTAGTGATCGGCCTTGGTATGTTGCCGGCTTTGGCCGTTTTATATTTTCTACAAGAGCGGATGCAGAGGAAGCTATCAAGATGGCGCAGGCGGCGGCGCAAATAGAGAGATGCGATTTTCGACAGCGTGTCATCAATTCTCTGCCATAAAGTTCAACGTCATCACATAGGCTGATCAATGACCGACATTCTTCGCGACGTATACGACCTCTGCGCAACCCGCGTCTCTTTCGGTGGCAGAGTCTATCGCTACCTCGCCAGCTCTGAGGGATGGATGATGGCCAGGGCCGGTGTTCGCGAGCCCATCGTTTTCCCCGAAAGCGACTGGCGCGAGATGCGCGTGGCCAACGATATCAAAGAGGTTGACCGTGGCTGAATTCTTGCTGGCAATTTCCTGCTTTTGTTTAGGGGCGTTCTGTGGCGGTGCCTATATGGTGGTGGCATCGAAACACGGCGGATGGCGCGGCAACGATGGCAAGACCTACAAAATAACAGAGGTTTGTTGACGATGACTCGGCACACAATCAATGGCGTTCCGATCGAGCAATGTAGTCCTGATGCTCTCTATCGAGAATACATGGCTGGGTTACGGCAAGACGCCCAGATTGGCTTGACCGAAGAACAGGAGGCAAAACTTATCGCCATCGAAAGTCTCTTGCCAAGATGCAACGACGGTGAGGGTGTGGACAAGCCATGATTCGGAGAACGCCGGCGCAGATCATCGGGAATGACGCGCTCCTGCAATTGATTTTTGAAGGATACGCGGTCGTTCCGGCCAAACTCACTGACGCCATGCGCGAGCGAATGGTGTACATCGCGGATGGGCCAGTGCGAACCTACGATGAATATTGGTCGTCGATGTTGGACGCTGCCGGCGAACAAACTGCGGTCACCGATACCTGATGAGCAAGCAAATGGACCTTATAGACTGGCTGCGTCATAAAACGACAATGCGTAGGGCGGCTTTCGGAGAGCCTGGCTTGGCTGGCTGCCGATACGATGAAGCCGCTAACGAGATCGAGCGGCTGCGGTCGGCGCTCAAGCCGTTTGCCGAATGTGCTGAGGCGTGGGATCACGACACGGCCGATCTGAACGTGCAACTCCTGGCCTATGATGACAACAAGCCGGCGCCAGCATTGTCCGTTGCGGATTTTCGGCGCGCACGTGAATTGCTGTCCACGGTTGAGCAGTCATTGCCTCCTGACGAGGATGATGGCGATCGAGTTAACCGTGATAGCGGCGACGATAAACCAACGGCAGACAAATGAACGTCATTAGCCTCGCATTTTCACAAGAGCGACGTCCTATCCGAGGATGCGCAACATGCCGCTTTTATAGGCGCGACTATTAAATTGAGGTCCTTAGTGGCTGCGGTGCGACCGGGAGATATGCTGATCACGCACGCAATGGAGAATGTCAGAATGGGGCTCTATGGGAGCCGAAGCCACATGGATTCTGGAAACGGCTCGGCAATCTCATTCTGCAAAAGCTTGGCGAATCAAAGCTATGAGCAAATCAATCTTGGTCGAACAGGACTTAGTTTCCTGCGCTCTGGTAGAGGCCATGCGGCGATATCCAGAGGCCGCAGCCGGACTGACGTTCTTCTATGCCGCATCCGGATTAGGTGTGATCACGCCGCCAACAAGTGATGCTCTCAAATGGGCCGGCGAGGTTCTTAAGCGTCGCAATGATGGGCAATCGTCAGATGGATGATGACGAAGACAACTTCATGCTGTTCGAGGACTACCTCGAAATGTCGGATGCCGAGGTCGATAGGCTTTGGGAATCGCTGTGCAACCAGCATAACGAGATGATCGCCCGCATGACACGGCGACAACATTACGAGTTTATACGGCGCAGGCGGCTGAATCTCGCACTCGGACAGCGAAGGCTCTGTCAGCACTTCCCCGAGATATTTCTGCCTAAGCTTCGTGACACCCAGCTTCGCCTTTTGAAGTTGCGGATCGAGTACCAAACCGCAGGGCAAATAGGCCACGGATAGATGATGTCTGAACCTCTCCCAAATAGTCCATACCTCGCTTCAAAGCCAGGTGAGACCATGTCTCAAGTTGGCTTGTCGATGCGGCTAGGCCGCAGCCCGATGTGGATTCGGTCACAGGGAGAGATCGTGACCTTCGCAGGTGAGACGTGGGCGCGTATGGAATTCTCGGATCGGCGATGTGCCGGTTACAAATTTGTCAAGTCTAATTTCAAGAGGTCGGCAGACAAATGATTCTCGGGAGTCGCCAATGGGTCGAGTTGCTGCGCGCGGGCGCATTTGATAAACGACCGACTATCGTACCTATTATTATGAGAAAGAGAATGCGTCGTTCCCCGATTCGACCCCTTCCGAAAGGCGATGGAGAATACTGCGCCTATTGCTGCCGTGAACTTCTTGCGTGGACCTCCTCCCACCCGACGCGGGATCACATCGTTCCGCGCTCGAAAGGTGGTCGCAGAACCGTGTGGTGCTGCTGGCTATGCAACAATCTCAAGGGCGACATGATGCCAGAAGTTTGGCAGGCATTCATGCTGGCCAATCCTGGCTGGTGGATCAAGATGAGGTATTTCAACTTTCGCCTAAATGGCGTTCGAATAGATCAGCCGAAGCCGCGACCAATAAACACGATTCCGAAAATCTCGGATGATCCGCGAATCCAGAACGGCTTTGCCAAAGCCTACAAAGGCCGGGAATGGATGCTGCGCGAATCCAACGATGCTGGATCCACAAACCCAAAAGGAGAATGATCGTGCTTTCTGACAAAAATCTCAGCTCTCTCTACCAGCTCGCGACGATTGTCGCGCTGGCGCTGTTCGGGATCCTGTGCGGGATCATGTTCAAGGCTGGCGAGGCGAGCGCCTGGCTGGTCGTCGGCGCCATTGCGGCCGGAGCAGCAGGCGCCGGCGCGCTGGCGCTGCGCGAGAAGGTGCTTGGCCGTGAGGCTGCGGCCGATCTCGTCAACAAGGGCTATGCGGCCGCCAAGCACGAGATGATCGTGAAGGGTTGGCGCCAAGCTCCCGCGCCGGAACGAATCATGTCGGTCCTGCCGTCCGAGCTCGCCGACGACATGGAAGCGATGGCGGCGGATATCGAAGAGGGCAAGCGATTCTTCCATGCCGCACTTGAGCACAATGCGGCCGTACGGCGCAGTCTCTCCGGGGTCAACCTCTATGTCTCGGAACTCCAAGCCAAGCTCGCCGAAGCCCAAGCTCGAGCGGCCCGCGCCGAAGGCCATATCCACGAGATCGAGGACATCCACAGGCGCTACGCCTTTGCGCCGGCCCCTCAGGCCCCGGCGCCGGAACCCGCAGCAGCGGTCACGGCTGAGCCACTGGCGGAGCCGATCATCACCATGGAACATCTTGAGGTCGAGGCACCGATCATCGTCCGATCCTCGCCTCGGCAAGGCACCGCCGCACGACTCGCCTCCAGCACCAGGATCCCGATGTTTCCGCCCGACGATGGCGAGCCGAGCCCGGCATTCTTGCACGAACCTCGGGAAATCGATGTTGATCCGCGCGACACTCGGCATGCCTTGGCGAGGTTGGCCAGGATCAGCCGGGAAGGCGACTTGCGCACCAATGCAACTAATTCGGGCTGAGATCACCGCCAGCCCGAATCGGCCCCGCGCTGCGCGTCTTGACTACACGTGACGGCGCGGGGCTGTCTTATTTGCGAGGGGAAATGACCGTCCAAATTCTCAGAGGCGACTGCCGCGAGATCCTTCGCACCCTGCCGGCGGAGAGCGTGCATTGTGTGGTGACGAGTCCGCCGTATTGGGGTCTGCGGGACTACGGCCATGCAGGGCAGATCGGCCTGGAGAAATCGCCCTTTGCCTATGTCGATGAAATGGTCGTCGTGTTCCGCGAGGTCTGGCGTGCGCTGCGGCCAGACGGAACGCTGTGGCTCAATCTCGGTGACAGTTATGCCGGTTCCGGCCGCGGCGGCAATCCGACGGCCGATAGTTCGACACTGCAAGGCTCGCTCGCGAGCCAGGAAGCATCGATGATTCGCCGCACGCGCGGACGCGAGGAGATCGGCGCCACTGCACGCGATGCGGCCGTGACCAATCTTGGGCGTCAAGCCACAAGGGGCAGCCAATTGCCGGCCGGCTTCCATGAAGTTGCGCGGCAGGAAGGCGCGATCGGCCGCGCATGGGTGCCTCCGGCGGCGGGTTTCAAACAGAAAGACTTGATTGGCATGCCATGGCGCGTCGCCTTCGCGCTACAGGCCGACGGCTGGTATCTCCGCCAAGACATCATCTGGTCAAAGCCCAATCCGATGCCGGAGAGCGTGCGCGACCGCTGCACCAAGGCACATGAGTATTTGTTTCTGCTGAGCAAGAATGAGCGGTATCATTACGATGCGGATGCGATTGCGGAAGAAGCATCGGGAAGATCATGCGGAAATAAAACCTATAAATATGATGGCTTACCGGGCCACGAAACCAAACATGGAATTTTGGCGGTAGCGGACAAGGAATGGGCGCTGCGAAACCGTCGCACTGTTTGGGAAGTCGCAACACAGCCTTTCTCCGAAGCCCACTTCGCCACCTTCCCGCCCGCTCTGATCGAGCCTTGCATCAAGGCTGGCTGCCCAGTCGGCGGGACCGTCCTCGACCCCTTCGGCGGCGCCGGCACCACTGGCCTGGTGGCGGATCGTCTCGGCCGCAACGCCATCCTGATCGAGCTCAATCCCGAATATGCGGCAATGGCCGAGCGTCGCATCCGCGGCGATGCCGGCATGTTTGCAGAAGTCCAGTGACTTCCCCTCAGCTCGGCCAGAGCGCCATCCCGACACCGAAGACCAGCGCGCCGGCAACCATCAGCGGCCACGCCCAGATGCCGCATCGGAGCGGCAACACCGCGCGCATCCAACAAACCGCACCCCAGATCGTCGGGATTTCCGAGAACACGAGCACGCCCGCGAGCACCGGAATAAGCCAGTGATCGCGCGGGCGATGCAGATCGCACCATTCCAATCCCCAGATTGATCCGATACGAAGAAACAGACCGAAGAACAGAATCGCTGCGGCAAACGAGGCCTTGCTCTCGACGTAGACGCGGCGCAGCCTTGCAGGGAGGTTCACATCCTCGACGTCGTCAGCACTCGCGTAGCGAAGTTGTTGAACAAAATATTGCGCGGCTGAGTAGAGACATGCCGCCAGCAGGATCAGCAATATTCCATTGAGCGCGAGCAGGAGCGGTTGGGGTAGCGATCTCATTTCGGTTTCTTTTGGCCTCGCCGCGCTGGCGATTCTCCTCGCATACCCCTTACCATATTTCCGAACTCAGTACCGCGCCGGCCGAGCTTCTCGCTTTGCTCGGCCACGAGCTCGGCCGAGCGCTCCGCCTCGAGCACGATCGGGTGGGGATGAGCAACTAGCGCCTCTCGGAAGAATGCGACGATGGCCTGCATCATGCTGCCCCTCGTCCCCGGCTGCCGCCGATCGTGGCCGTCAGCTTTCCCAGATTTTTTGCGAGCATCATGTTTGCCCGATTTTGGGCCTGGCCCATTCCGATGATTGTTTTTCGGAGGTCCTTGTTGTCTTTCCACTGGGACACACAGACGATAATGGCGCAGACCGCGAAGAGTGGGCTGGCGTGCTCTGCTTGGGTCCATACCCAGGAAATCACTTCCATGGTTTCCGGGTTCCTTTAGATCAGAATCGAGGCCGGTCCGTCACCCCGCCTCGCGATACCTAGGTGTGAAGTACTTCACACACGGCCTATCAGGATTTCGGAGCGTCCAGCGCGTCGACAACAGCCTTGGCGATTTCCTCGGCCATCTTGCGCACCGCGTCGGCCGGGATGCGACCCTGGAACATGGCCGGCACATGAGCGGCGATGTCGGCCTTGACGACCTTCTCTGCGGCGTCGGCCGCGATCGTGTATCGGTCTGACATTGAGGATCTCCTCTACGGCTTGGTGGGAATGGCAGGTGCCGGCACATCGACCGGGGCTGCGACGATGACCTGGGGAACCTTGGAACACAGGCTATTGAGGCTCGGGATCTGCAGCCCGCCGCTCACGATGGCGCCGCCAATCTGGCCGGCAACCTGCTGAACCGCATTCGAGAGGTCGGAAAAAACCTGCGTACAGTGCACGTTGGAGCACAGATTGTTAGCCGCCATGTTGGCGAGCCGAAACGCCTCGAGGTCGGTCGCGGCGTGTAGCGTTATTGGGATCGGGTGGGCCTTGAGGACCGCGGTGAACTGCCCCATCGCCATCCAGCATTGCTGCCCATGGCCGTCCTGCAGACCAGGGATCGCGGTTGCCAGGGTAGCCGCGTCGGCGGCGTCCGTATTGATGAAGTCGGCCAAGTCGTTGAACGGCTTCGCGAGGATCGAGGCGAGCTTGTCGCTGGCCCGTGTCCCGCCGCTTGAGGTTTGCGCAGCATCGTCGCTGCCCTGATTTTGGCCACCGATCGCGTTCTTGATGTCTTTCACAGCGTCGCCGGTCAACGGCGGACGCGGACGTGGCTGGGGCGCCTGTGCATGCGCAGGCATCGCAAACATGATGATAGCCACGGCGACAGCGGCCGATAGCACGAGCACACCGGTCATGATGCTGTTGCGTTTCATGGTGTCACCGCCTTCGCTATCACCTTCGCATCCTGGGTCCCGGCAGTGACGACAGTTGGTACCGGAATAGACGTCGCGAGCTCGCGACCTTCGGGCGTCGGCGTTGTGATGACGCCGGCAACACCGGATCCCGGGACCTGCGCAAGAGCACCAACGGCAGCGATTTGCGATTTCTTGCTTGCGGTCCAGCTCGCATAAAAGCCGGAAAGAACGATTGCGATCGTGCTCAAGCCGGTCGCAAGGCTGGCGAGACCTGAGCCGATCTGAGAGAACGCGTCGGTGATTTTTCCGGCCTCGTCCGCCGTGATGAGATGCATAGCCGCCAGAGTTCCGACGATCGCCGCCCCCGCCGTGAGAGCATGGCGGCCGGCTGCCTTGACCTGCGATGGAGTTGGCATATCCATTATTTGGCTCCTTTAAGCCCAGTCAGGAAAAATCGAAACCGCGCACCAGGCGCGCGGACGCCATGACAAACACACCGAGCACGGCCATGGCGATGAAACCGCGACCGAGATACGCAACGGGCCCATTGAGGTGCCACACTTCGGCGGGCGCGAACACCTCAAGCGAGGCGAACAACGCGAGGCTGCAGAACGCACCGGTGAGCAGCAGGATCTGACCGACTCTCATGGAACCTCCGTCGCGGGTGTGACGCTCTCGTAGAGTGCGAAGTGATGCAAAGCGAAGGGATCAAACCAATGCAGGTCAACGGGCACTGCGCTCACGTCGATGAAAGGTGTCCGGTGTCGATAGCCGGCTATGTCGGTCGAATAGGTGACCGGATCTTCCTCGCCGTTTTCCGCGTCGTTGCGGTATTTGACGATCGGATATTTTGGCGCAGGCATCGTCGATGGTTTGAACGGTGCCGGATGGCCCCATGTGACGAGAAGATGCGGCGTGATTCCGATTGCTTCAAGGTGCTCACACTCGATCTCGCCACGCGCGGCGCCGAGAGAATGTGCCGCGATGATGATTTTGTCGTCATCGCGATAGAACATCATGATGATGTCGGACGCTTCGACGGTGCCGCTGTAGAATCCGCTGTGAACCTGCTTGATCGAAGGCCGTCCGGCTGGGTCCATTTCCTTGACCAAGATATCCAGCAGCCAATCGCGACCTGTGTAAGAGCCGCGATAGATGACGATCAAATACCCATCGATCCGAATGAGGGAAAAGACCGCGACCGCATCCGGGTTGCTGGTATAGAGAACCTCCAGCGTCGGAAACTCGCCGCGAAGCGCCGTCATGACTGCGGCAGCTTCGACGACCTTCTCGGGCTCATTCGAGGTCGCACCGTAGAGCCATGCGACGAGTTTTGCGAGATGGTGGTGTGTGAGGGTCATGCGACGAGCGCCGGTGCGAACTGGATCGACGGGTCGAGCGCCATCATACAGGACAAAATCGGCGCACAGCCTTCTTGAACGTCGATCACATTGTCCCGGTAGACATGATCGGCGACATACTTGCCGCTGACGTATTGATCGGTTCCGCTCCAAACGTAGGCGGAAGGCACGCCGCGCGCAGCGTAGCCGAGGCCGTTGTATTCCTCGAATAGCGTGAGCGTGCCGCCGGCGGTCCAGTCCAGCCATTTGGCGGCATGCGGCGCACAGTCGACCAGCGCATCGAGGCAGCAGCGGGTCCATGCGTCGTTGCCCGGCGTGGTGTCGCCTTCATGATCAAGGAATGGCCCGCGGCCGGCCGGATCGTGAATCGAGACATGCGCGAGCGGGTCGCCTTGGCCGAGCTGGCGGTCCCAGCACGGCGGGCCGCCATACTCGCGCTCGCTGATGATCGCGATGAACCACCACGGAACCGGCTGATAGCCGGCAACCATGAGACGTTCGGTCACACCCTCGTAGCGTGCCCGCGCATCCGGCGCGCTCAGCCGCTTGGCGGTCGCCGTGAAGTCGCCCAGGCGCGCGGCACGCAGATGCATCACCGCCCAGCGATGCGCGTTGTTGGCTTTCAGGAGCTCGACATTGGGCATGCGGTCCTCATCTCATGGCGCGACGGACGGCGGCCGCCAGCGCGCGGTTGCTGCTCGGGTGAATATGGTCCGGGCCAGCCTTGAATGCGACGGTCGAATCGCCCGCGCTGGCCGCAATGCCGCGCATCACGGCGGCAGCGTGCCAGTCGGTCGGCTCGATCCAGATCACGCGGCCGGTCGCGCGGGCCCGGATCGCCCGCAGGTTGGCGGCGAGATTCGCCGAGTGCGGATCATTGGATCCGGCGGAGACGATCAGGATGGGCGAAGCGTGAACGCGGGCCACAACGGCGCCGGACGGGATGCAGTTCTGCGCATCGACCGCGCATTCTGGCATCGCCTGGGCGAGCCCGAGCGCAATACTGTCGCCGGATATCAGGCAGCTTGCCGCGGCCGCGAGCTTGACCAAGGCGATGGCGCAGACGTTCATCCAATCTCCTGTGTATGGAACCTATGCACATCGGCGTGATTCTGGCTACGCTGAATTTACCGTTTTAGACATAAGAATTTGGAATGGATAATTAATTTCTGTGGACTAGCAGCGGAGATTCAAGCCGATGGGCTCTCACGGTGAGCTGGAGCGGAGCAAGTGAAAGGAGCCCCGGTCACGGTGAGTTGTCGCGGAGCGAGTCTGGTCAATCGGTCGCTTTCTTCGAGCACAAGATCGCGCTCGACCGGATCCAGCGGATAGGTTTTTCCAACGCCGCATGAGCGCAAGCGACTCATGAGGGATTCGAGCCAGCGTTTGCGAGCATCGGTGCGAAGGTCGCTTGCTGGATCCGGCTTGGGCTTCGCCACGATCATAAAGCCTGCCGCGTCCAATGCCGCGACGATATCTTCCGGCGACCGATCACCCCATTGAGGGCCGGCGACATAGAGGACGTCGAGGATTTGTTGATCGGTCACTTTCCCACTACCACGCCGTGTTGCAGCCGCGCTCGCGACATCCTCGATACAGCAACTCGCGGAGACGGTCAGAAGTGACGCGCCCTTGCTGCTCGCAGTCGTAGATGTTGCCGGGCCGCTCCGACTCGTATTGAGCGCGGTGAACCTCACATGCGCGCTTCGAAGTAAAGGCACTGTTGTCGGTCAGGGTGCAGAGCCCCTCGATCAGACATGCCCCGATGACAACCCATTCGGTCATTTCCATCGCCCTCCAAGCTGCTTGCGCGCCGGTTCGATCCGATCTGGATCGTGCCATCCTTCGCCATCTTCCATGCGATCGGCCATCTGCTCCGCAAGTTGGATGGCCACATTCTTAAAAATATCCCGGCGAATTTCCTTCGTTCGCACGATTTCGACGACGGCATCCATTGGCACCGACATCACGCCGAGATCGGCGCCCATCTTCAACTCATCGACCGCGCGGCTAGAAATCCGCAAAGCGTGGTCTACGCCTATTGCCCACGAGATTGGTTGTTCGAAGCCCACGCCGTCGCGAAGTGTGAGGGTCAGGGTGAAGCGGGGTTTGTCGGTCACTGGAAGCACTCCGCGTGCTTCATATCCCCACTCATGACGGGCGGGCCGGGCCACCCAACATTGTTGAGAGTGCCGTCTTTGTTGCAGTTGTAGGACTCGGAGCCTTCGGAGATAGCCCCGTCAGGATGCTTTCGGCACCAGTTTTTCCCACGCTCGACAATTCCTTCGATCGCGGCGCGTTTCTGCTCTCTGCCTTCTTGAGTCGTTGGTTGTCCAGTTGCACGCGCCAATGCGAAGTCACATTCGCGTTTAGTCAGGCCGTGACTCATCGATACGGTACCGCCGACAGACTGAGTAAACAGCGTCCATGTCCGGGTTTCTTCGGCAAGGGCAGGTCCGGTCATCATCGCAAAAATCAGTGCGTATTTTAGGGTCATCTGCCACCCCGCGCCGCGATCTCGACCATCCGTCGGATAGCCTCCGGCCGGTTCGGCAAATCGACCTGTCGACGCCTATAGCCATCGACAAGTGCCAATAATTCAGACTGCAGCCGAACCATGACCGGGGTGCCGGTTTCGGCCGCCCTGCTCTTTTTCTCTGATTTCGTGATTTCGTGGGTTGACGGTTTCATAATCGCGTGCTAACACAAAATCACGAGCCGAGCAAGTGCTGACACACCCGCCCGGCTCTCAACCCAAGCCAAGGAGGGACCTATGGCTCAGATCAATTCCGTCGTTACCACGATTCCACCCCGCGCGGAAAGCTTCAATCCGCTCGACACCGCCATTCACGCCGCCGGCCGCAAGCTTTGCGCGCTGCAGATGACCCGGCTGTTCGGCGAATGTACCAAGAGCGATGCGCAATCGCTCACCCGCGACCTTCTCGACATCGCCAAAATCATCGATGACGCGCTGCTGGCGATCGGTCACGAGGCGCGGATGCATTTCGGCTCGGATGTCGATCTCACGCTATTCGCCGATCAGCTTCTCGGCGCGCTCGAGGGCAATGCGACACACACGATCTGCGCCGCCGCCGATGCTCGCGAGGAAGAGATTGCCGACGATCTCGGCTATCGCCGCGACCGCGCCGCATGATCATTCATCCTTTCATCCACAGGAAACCACGCACATGCCTCGCCCAAAGGACGGATACAAAAACCATGCCGGTCAGTCGATCCCTGGCACCGGCGACATCAACGGTCGCTTCATGGACCGCTCGCGCCTATTGTTCTGGGCGTTTGCCCGCGGCAAGCAGGGCCACGCCAAGCTCTACGACAACGCCGCGCTCGACATTGGTACCGCCGTGCACACGATGGCCGAACTCGACATGAAGGGCCAGCCGCAGCGGGATATCGATTTTTATCTCAATGCGACGCTCAGCGATGCCGAGCAGAAAACCAAAGCCAGCGCCGCCTTCGCGGCCTTTCGGCAATGGCGCGAGGCATTCCACGTGCGCGCCTACATGCAAGAGATTTCTCTCGTCTCCGAGAAGCTCCAGTATGGCGGCACGCTCGACACCGTCGCGATCATCCGCGGCGGCCTCGGTCTCGTCGACTTCAAGACGACCAACACCGGCGAAGTCTACGAGGACTTCCTGCTGCAGCTTGCCGCCTACGGCATCTTGTGGGCCGAGACACACCCCGACGAGCCGCTCACCGAAGGCTATCACTTGATCCTGCTGCCGAAGGATGGATCGAAGCCTATCCATCGGGAATTCACGCACGAGCAGTTGCACCCGTACCGTCAGAAGTTTTGGCTCTATCGCAAGGCGTTCGATCTCGATGCCATCTGCACCGATCCAGCGACACTCAACGGCGTTGCGGTCGCGCCGTCGCCCAAGCCGGATGCCAAGCCGGAAACGGTCTCGCCGAAGGCCGCCGTCGCGGCCAAGCGCACCAAGACGACCCGCGAGAAGATTATCGCCGACTCGCCACAACGACCGCTGACCATGGCCGAGACGCTCCGGGCTTATGGCCACGTCCGTGAAGGAGTCGCGGCATGAACGCGTCGGCCATCTATACCGCAGTCATCGACGTCAAGCTGACAAAGCCCGCACCGCCGGGTAAGAAACAAGCCACCATCCGCACGACGGATGATCAGACTTTCTTCGTCTGGCCAAAGGATCTCGGCCGGTTTCAACCCGGCCGGCGCTATCGGATCGAATATACAGAGCGCGCATGGGAGGGGCAGACCTACCGGACCGCCATCAAGGCCGAGCCGGCGGCAACGCAGCCGAGCGCGCCGATGCCGTCCGCGGCATCGAATGCAACATCGGAAACGGTCGCCGACGGGGAGGTCCAGTTCGTTACCACCCTCCTCGCGGCATCGATCCATGCTTGCGCGGTAGACAACAATCAAGGCGCCTTGCGCGATCGAGCTAAGGTCTTGCGTTCGATCTACCGCGACGTATTCTGTTCTTGACAAAGACCGCACAGGGTTAATCCTCCTCCCTGTCACGGTCGAGAGCGCCCGGCGGATGCCCCGCCGGGCGCTTTTATGTTTTATCTCAGTGTCACGCCTAGCTATGCCTCAAGGGCTGTTGTCAAACTCGATCCCACCGTTGACGGAGGTAATTGTTCCCGATGTCGCCGACGTGACAAGCTTCAACGTGTAGGATTGCCCCGCCGTGCAGGCAGCCGTGTGCGTCGTGTCGTTGCACGTCGTCCCGGTTCCGGTGATCGCGCAGGTGATGGTCGTGTCTCCCGCGTTCACGCGCCATGTAGCGGTGAGCGTCTGGCCAGCCGCCGGCGCATTGGATTGAAGATAGAGGTTCTTGAAGGTTCCGGCCAACGGACAGAGCGCCGAAGCGACGGCCTCTGCCGAGCCGCCGGCTGGGAGAAAGCCAAGCATGAATGAAGTCGAGTTCTGCGCTAGAGTGCCAGACCCCGAGGTCAGCGCAATGATCTGATGCGTGCAAGTCCCATTTGCCGACACGCATTGACTGGCGCCAGTGCCCGCATTCGTGATCGTGCAACCCGGATTGTTGTTGACGATCGAATAGCGAGTACTCGCGCCGGCCGCGACCGTAATGCTGCACGACCCTCCATACTTCGCCGACGGCTGGTTCGCGGAGATCGTGAAATCCGTGACACCAGCGGCGACCGTAATGCCGGCAGTCGATCCGAGCGTATTGCCGACGATCGATGTATTAACTCCAGCCCCCAGAAATATGGAGTTTGGCGCGCTGATAAAGCTATTTCCAACGACCGTTGCATCCCCAACCCACGCGAGCTGGAACGCAAGCGTCGAGCCGCCAGCAGCTAGACCGCCGGCCATCTCATTGCCTTTTAGCATGAGTCCAGAGCCAGCAACCGCGTTGAGCGAGTTGTTGACAGATTGGCTCACGACACTGTCGGTTATCGCGGTCAGGAACGGCGCAGTCCCCGCACCGTCGTTGTCGATCCTGATCGACGACCCGCCGTAGGCACCGGAGAAATCGCTTTGCAGGACGTGCGTCTCGGACGCGCCTGTCGTGATGTCAAGACCATGAGCATTCGTCGCGGTCGCGAGCAGCCAGCGCGCCCCATTGTCGACGATCGTTATTCCGTAAACATACGGTCCAGCGGGAAACGACCCTCCGGATGTACCGCTTTGCGAACACTGAAAATAAAATCCGCCAGACGATACGACATCCCCAACGACATAAGCGTGCGCATTAGTCCAAGATGAAAAACTGGCACCGATTGCAGGAACGCTGACCGACCATGGATTGTCGATCTTAGATCGAACGAGCCACATCGCGTTGGCTGAATCATAGACCGCGGTGTTATAGGTATTGATGACATTCGAGGTCCATATCTCGGTATCGACACCCTCATTCCAAATGCCGAAATAACCAAGGCCAATATAGTCGTGATAAATGAGACAGTCGACGCAGGTCGATGTCGTATGAATCGTCGCCGATGTGGCGGAAGCATTCGATCCATTATAGCCGAGCAGAAACAGGTCACGCGCCGAATGACGGCCACCTCCGAGCGTAACGAGCGCGACGTTATGCCCGCAAACACTCAGAATCTCATTCTGCCATCCAGCCCCGATCAGATTGACTGAGACGGCGCTATTGACGGTGAATCCGGAAAACAGACAATAGGTTCCCGGAGGGACGTAGACGACACCACCTTGACCAGCCAGCGCAATGACCGCGGCGGCAGCGTTTGCAAACGCGGCACTGTCGTCGGTCACACCATCTCCGACCGCGCCGTAAGCGCGCACGTCGGCCCATGGCCGACCAGATTTGAAATATCCGTCAGCGCTCCAGATGTTGGTGCCGGACCATGTATTCGCGCCGTTGAGAAATGGAATCGTCGCACCAGACGTTCCGGTGTTCTGGAATGCGGCGGTGCCAAACGCCGTACCGTTTGATTTCAAGCATATGATCGCGCCCGTGCTTGCAAGCGAGCAGTCCCCCGTCATCGCCAGCCACGCGGGCAACGCCGCACCTTGCCCGATCTGGATCCTTCCTGCGGCAGGCTGTTGTGCGTAGACTCCACCAGAAGAGAGAGCAATCGCAACAGAGATTGCAAAACCGAAAAACATCCGTTTCATGAGATAGAGTATCCCGTATTGACGCCATCATTCATCGGGGTGAAAGTCATCTTTCCGTAGTTCACTGTAATGGCCGGAGCGGCGAGACCGTCCGCGAGTTCACCTCCGGTGAACGCGAATGTGAGATTGTGCGCGGCGGCATGACCGCCGACATCCTGGAACGTCAACGGAACTCCGTTTCGGGATATCGACGATGGCAGCGTGCAGGTTGGAGCTCCTGCGTTGATGTTGAAGTTTATGATTTGATCATTCGCCGCAATCACGATCGGACTCGCGAGCACCGAACGCTGCAGCCGCGCGCCGCCGAGTCCTAGACCGGTTAGCGACACTTTGACGAATGTCAGGCCGACCGAATCCCAAACCACAACATAGTCGCTGGCATATTGCGCGATCAGCGGAACGACCGCGCCGAGATTCTGGACGTCGAGCGAGACCGTCCAAACCCCGTTTGCCTTCGTGAGCGCGATAGGCGCGGCACCACGAACGAGCGCGGGAAACGGGATTGGCGCCGAGATGCGAAGGTTGACCGGGCTAGCCATTAGTTCGTAACCCCCCCATATTGCATCGGCAGCGTCGCCTTGAACAGTTGGAACTGACGCGTCCCGTCATTGCCCACCAGCGCCGCTGAATAGGTGCGGTGCCGCAGCTTGACCATGTTCGATTCGCTCACCCAGATCAGCCCTTGTCCAACGTCGACCACGTTGACGAAGTTTGGCCCCGTGCCGAGCGCAAGAATTATGATTGGCGTCGGAAAATCGTCGTCGTACCACGGGCCCGCGATGATATTTCCGGCCCAATGCGGCGGAAGGCGGCGAATCTCGAATTGGAATGTCCAACCCAGCGCGGTCATATCAACCGGGTCGCCCGTGTCGTCGTCGAATACGCCGAACGGCAGATATAGATCCTCCCGATTAGAGAACTCCGGTAGCACCAAAGTTTTCGGATTTCGGTTCATCGTCAGAGCCGCATATACCAAGTGCCAAGTTGAAAGTTCTGCATCACGTTATGTGCGCCTCCACCGCCCGTGCTATTATTGATGGTAATTCCTGTCACGGATTTCGACGTTCCGTTTGTAACTCCACCTCCGGCGATTCCAAGCACGTTGGCACCCACACCGGATTGAACCGTCACCGTGTCCGGGTTGAAATGAAAATGTCCCAAGCCTCCGTTCGGCTCCGTTATACCATGATTGTGCGCCGGGATTTCCGCAGCCGAGAGCGTATGTGTGTTCTCTCCCCCAGTGCCACCCGGCGTCGTTGCCGTATCTGAACCAGAGAATGGCACGCCGGTGAACCGACCTGCCGCGCTCGTGCCCATGTCGTCGAGACCAACCATGACGCGAGCTCTCCAGTCAGGCAACGTGATCTGCTTGTTGGCATTGAAGTCCGCGAGGCCAGTCGCCCCCCGCCCGCTGAGCACTGGGCAATGCGCATCCGGGCAGTTTGTCCACAAATAAATGAACAACGCTTGCGTGTCGGCATTGGCGCGCCCAGTTGCGCCCGAGAGCGAAGATCCGATCGTCAGTCCGTTAAGCTTTACCCATCCCGAAAGGGTCTCTCCAGTTGGTCTGAATTTTATGTCTCCGGTCGAGAATATCGTGGTCGGATCGACACCGGCACCGGCGGAACCGCCACCCGAAGGGCCGATTACCAGCATCGAAGGATAGTCGAATTGTACCGACCCGTTGGCGTCCGTCAGGCGGGCATGGATCGCCCCGTCCGCCAGATAGAACATCGGCAGCCGGCCGTTCGCATCGGCCTGCACGGGCCACGGCAATGGCACGGTGAGGCCCGTATCCTGAAACGCTAGTTGCGGTTGGGCAACAGTCCCGACGACGTAGAGGTAGAGCAATGCCCCGACCAGTGGCCGCCCGTTGACATCGACCTGTTGCGCCAGGGCAACAGGAAGCGAGCCCGCCCCGTGGCTTGCGCCCGGAGCAAGTAAAATGGCAATTGTCAAGACTATCCGTCGGAGGGTGGATATGGTAGGGAGAGGCATGTTTTTCGCCTATCTGGTGACCGCTGCCCTATTGGGCTGGTGGCCGTGGAACCTGTTTCTCATCGCCTTCGGCGCGGCTTATGCCGCCGGCCTGCACCGCCGGCAGATTTGGCGTTTGCTCGCCCGCAATGGCCGCGAGCCGGCGATCTGTCGCCCGCAGGGCCTCGAGCAGGCGCGGCGTGCGCGCGACGATCTGTACGCCTTTCGCAAGTTGGCCAGCATCATTCGAGACGAGTAGTTCGGCCACATGGCGCATGACATTCGCGTTCACCCGCTTTCCTCCACTCGAAAGCGCCGCAATCACACCGCCGATCGCAATGTCTTTCGGATCGCTGTGAACGCCGCCCTCAAGACCCAAGCCGGCCCCACCCGCCAAACCGACGTCATAGAGCCTCCTGGCAGTCCACGAATTCCCCGAGACCGCATTACGTAGGAGATCCATGATTCCCTCGACGCGCAAGCGAGACTCCAATTCATCGGCACGCTGTGGTCCGATCGCCATGCGGATCTCGGCGCGTGCCGCTGGCGACTGCGCAATTTGATTGACGATACTCCGCCGATCACCCGTCGCCCCAAGTTTTTCGACCAGCCGAAACACATAGCCGTTTTGGAACGCCTCGCGCTGCTCCGGAGTCATTTGTGACATCGCCCGCCGCGCCGCCGGAATACCATAGCGCTGGCTCGCCCCGACGAAATTTTGCCCCGCCTCAAACGGGCTTGTCGCACCCTCAAACGTATGAAACATCCGGTCGGGTGCGATCTCTCTTTCGAATCGTTCCGCGCGCTGAGCGCCCATCGCGAGTTGATTCTTTTGCCGCGCCGCCTCGCTGGAAAACATCGACGAACCGAGCAGGTTTCCGTGGTCGCCAGCGCGCTCGACCTGATCGGCCATTTCCGAGGCATAGCCGCGAGAGAACAATTCACGCTCCGGCGCCGACATCCTCGCCAACGCTTGCCGGGCCTCACCGATATTGGAATTTGATCGGACGAACATCCGCCCTGCCTCAAGCGCATCGTTCGCGCCGAAGAATGCTGCAGCACCCTGTCGCGCCGCCTGATATTGTGGAACGATGCGATCGAGTTCGGTTTTGATCTGACGTTCAAGCCCACCCAATTGTGCCGCAAGTTGCGTGCGACCGCTACGTCGCGCAGCTTCCGCCTTGTCCGCGATATTGCGAGCGGTGTAGTCCCAAAATTGCAGATTCGGAAACGTCGGAACCCCTGTGCGGCCCGCGTTGAATCGGAGCATCCCACGCTCGACCATTGCGCCTGGATTGGCGCCGCCGAACCCGTCGACGACCTGCCAATCCTTCCACTTATTGACCGCCGCCTGCATCGCCTGGCGAATTGACGGGGCGCTGGTGAGCCGCTCGAGCTCTGGCGACCAGATTTCCCGATCACCGGATTCATAGGCTCGTTGATACGCAGGACGATTAGCTTGACGCGCACCCTGCTGCAACTGCTCAAGATCGCGCGTTGCGTTGGCGCCGCCCGCCACATCCCGGATGATCTGGCCAAAGCGCGCCGGCTGCGGCTCGGCCACTTCGGTACCCGTCCGTGTCACCAAACCGCGCATCCAATCGGCAAGCCGAGGAGATTGACTTTCGAGACGCTGATCAATCGCTGTGCGCAACGCCGTTCCACCTTCCGGAGAGACGATGCTCGAAACATCGGCAAGCCGGCGGGTAAGATCGCCACCCATATCCGCGACGGTCACGGGCTGACCTTGTTCGCGAGCGCGCGCCCATTCCTCTGGAGTCAGCCGCCGCGTAGCCGCGGGATCCGCCACAATGTCTCGCTCGACCCCGGTGACAACCTGCCGCGCGGCCTCTTCCCGTGGCGAGAATATGCTACGCGCCATATTGACCGCCGGAGTTGCGACCTTCGATACCAGCCGGCCGACGCCTTCCGCAATCGGAGGACCAGCCGCACCGAGCGCCGCACCCGCTACGGTTCCGATGCCAGCCCGCAATGCGGTATCGGCCGCCCCCTCGCCCTCACCGGCACCACTTAGAGCTCCAACGCCCGCACCAACGCCAGCGCCGCGCGCGATCCGCATCGGTAGTGTTGCAGCCCCAGCCGCGCCGCCGACTGGCAATGCAACCGAGCCCAAAACCTGCCCAGCGATGTTGGTTTTTGGAAACTGCTCGCGCGCGGCATTCTGCCGCTCGCGCACTTCATCTCGGCTTTCCTCATATCCTTTGGTGGCTTCGCCGGGCTGTCCGGTCAATTTCTCGTAGCCGAGCCTCGCGCCACCAATGAGCGCGGTTGCGGCCGATGCTGGCAACGTCATCGGTGATAGATCCGTGAGATCCCTGATGCCCTTCGGCACTCCAGATGCAGCCTTGAGGCCCGCGAGTTCATCGGAAAAGCCAGCCGTAACGCCGGATCTCACGCCTTCAGTGAAAGCGCCGAGTTGAGAGATTGGCTGGCCATGGGGAATCTCGTCAATCGCATCCGCGGCCGCCTGTTGATCGGGCGCCTTAACCCGAAAAGTACGACCGTCCGCATGTTTGATTTCGAAAGTCGGCATCTATTTGATCTCTTGGACTTCGACGGACACACCTGATTTTGTCTTGATCGGCACCCAATCTCCGGACGATGACCCTTCAGCTTTTGTGCTGACGCCCGGCGCCGGTGCGCTATCGCCCTGTCGCATCGGAGAGCCGCTTTTAATCGAATCTCGCTCGCGCGTTATCTGCGTCTTCAATTGCATGACAAGACGCTTGTAAGTCGCCGCGCTGTCCGCGGTCGACAAGAACGACAGCGCTTTCTCGCGATCGTCGTTGCGCATCACTCCGGTCGGGTTCATCGCACGAGCCCAGCCTTCCGCCAATTGCAGGTTGGCCATGCCGAAGGCGCGCAATTCCGGATCCGACGTCATGATCTCGCCGCCCTGGATGATCCTGTTGAGCGGCACGAACCCGGTTCTCCACACCTTCTCGGACTGCTCGAGCGCCGCCGGTATCGCCGCGTCGGTGACCTTGAGAATGAGATTCAGGTTTTCTTCACGGCTTGCGCGCACGCGCTCGCCAGTATTCATTCCAATCCCCTGCGCCCGAAACTCCTGCCACCGTTTCGGCAAATCGGCCGGATTTCCGCCGGACGCAATCTCGAGCTCGGTCGCACGCATGCGGATCGCCTGTGCTTCCTGCTGCCCTTGGATGCCCCGCCCCATGTTGGGTGGTAGCGTCCCAGTCTGCCGATAGCGTTCCGCGTCCGCATCGATCGTCGGAGATGGCGAGCCGCCGCGCGCGCCATAAGCCGCCGCCAGTGGCCCTTGCGCGAGAACTTGCCCCGTCGGGCTGTAGATCGTCTCGGCCTGGCCGATCTTGATCGGCTGCAGCGACGCCTCGATTTTGTCCGCCCACTGAGTTAGCATCAGCCCCTGCTTGTCGTAGGGATTGGCCGATCGCCGCGCGGCTTCCGACCGCAAAGCCATGATTGCCTTCTGCGGGTCCGTGTATCCGGGGGGCAACGGCACCTCGGGCACGATCCGCTGTCCGCCGGAGATGCTCTGCGCCGCTGCCCCCGGCGCAGTCGCAGCAGCCGGAGCCGCTGCGGCCGGTTGCGCTGCCGGACCAGCCGGCCCGAACCGATCCTCAACCGTGGCGCCTACCGCGCGATCCTGGACGCCCAGATTTGCCAACCGCTCCGGGGTGAAGCCAGCCGCCACTAGCCGCTCCGGCGTCAGCGCTGCTGCCTGCCCCCCAGGCGACGCCGCACCGCCCGCTGGTGCACCTCTGGCGCCGGTGCGCGCCACATAGCCGTCCAGCCGCCGCGTCACCAGCGCGCTTTGCTCTGGCGTCAGAGTCGAGTTTGGATCGACGCCGACCGATTTTGCGATGTTGGAGATCACCGCACCGGTTGTCGGTGAATCCTGCGGTAGCCGGCTAGATACCAGATCGACCACGCTTCCGGGCTTATCACCGCCTTGGACATAGGATGGTGAGGCTTGTGCGCCAGGAGGGGCCGGAAGAGATTGAGGCGCCGACACACCGGACCCACCCCCGACAGCCATCGCGGGGAAGGAACCGGGCGTCGGCGCCGGCCCGCCTCCACTGGCTGGGGTGGCTCCGCCGCCAGACAGAAGCGGGCTAATTTGCCCCGCGCGGCTGATCAGGGATTGTTCGGCCGCCGAGGGTGCGAGCTTGGTGATCGCGTCGATGCCGCCCTTCGAGGCCAATACCTGCATGATTTTGCCATAGTCCGGAAGCCCTGTCGACGGGTCGAGCGGGAGTTGCTGACCCTTGAAGGCGTCCGCGACTGCAGCCTGCCGCTGGGCATTTTGACCGCGATAGTAGCTGTCGCCCAGATTTCCCAAGGGCGAGAAGTCGAGCAGCGGCGCCGCGTAGCTGACCGCGCCGGGAGCGTTACCGACGGAGTAATCGGCCATGGATCAAGCCGCCTCGACGAACTGTGCCAGTTTTGACGCGTATTGTGTGGCCCTGCGATAGTCGACCGCCTTGAAGCCACCAACCTCGATGACCGCCTCAGGCGTGCGCACCTCGACCTCTTGCGCGATCAGGCCAATATGCGGGGTCGGATCGCCCCGATAGCGGTAGCGGTAGACGTTGCTGCCGTCGTAGAGCTCGCCGACAGGTTCGATGTCCTCCTTGAGCCGTTCGTCCGAGAATGCGAAGGCCGCAAGATTGGCGCCCTGCATCAGGGCATTGACGGCGTTTCCGCTTGCGGCGTTCTTCGCCAAGTCCGCATTTGCGTTCGCGTTGCCGATGCCGGTCTGCGCCCCATAAGCCGCATTGCCCTGGTTCATGAACGACTGATTGAGGCCAGCACCAAGACCGGTGTCGACGCCCGCTATACCGCCGGCCGCAGCATTGCCCGCACCGAGGAACGGCTGCAGTTGCGAGATGTAGTTGTTCCAGCCCTGCGATGCGACTTGCTGGCCATAATTCTGCAAGTCGACATTAGTCTTTCCCGAATTAAGCTGCCCCGTTGCCGCCTGATTGCGCAGCACGTTTTGCGAGCCGATGTCGAGTTGCGATTGAATCGCCGGGTTTGCCCAGAATGCGGCCGTCGCGGCTTGGTTTCCCTGTGGGCCATTCAGACCGAGCGCATTTCCCAGCGCGGTCGTGCCAGCCGTTGCGGTCTGATAGTTCTGCAAATAGGGCTGCAGTCCCGCGGTGTAGTTGGTAGTGAGCGCATCGCGCCCCTGACCGAACTGCGTCGAGAGATCGCCGTATCCCTTGTTGATACCGGCGATCTGCGCGTTCGCGGCATCCTGCGCGTTTTTGTTCGAGAAGATGTCGAAGATGCCCATGTTAGAACCTCATTGGCCTATCTTGTTCATGAAACGCGCATCTCGGATGAACGATTTCTCAATCTGGTCTAGCATGGCTTCTTTTGAGCCTTTGTAAACATGATTCCCGTAAGTCTGCGAGATGGTCCGTAAATCTGCCGCAGAAATTGATTTATCTTCTCGTATCCCCTGAAGCACATTCTCGAACTTTTCTCTATTTACTCCAGCCTCGTAGAGATTCTTGAGATGTCGTCCGACAATTCCACCAATTTGATCGGACTTAGCGATATTATCCATCTTGATTTCATCAATACGTCCCGCAGTTTCAGCGTTCAATTGACGATGAGTCGCGGCCAGGCGCTCAGCCGAAGCCCCTGACTCTTCGATCGATCTCACCGGCGTATCGCCCGTCATAAAATCTTTAAATATCTGGGTTGGCTCTTCTTTGATCTTGTTTTCAAAACGCGCATCTCGAATTGTATCCATTTCAGAGCGTGTAAGCTTTCCGCCAGCCACTCCAAGGGAACCTCGAGCAGAAAATGGGCTTCCACTACCGATCATTCCCAATGCAATACTCGGACCTAGATCATTTCTCAACTTTTGGTCTCGCACAAATGCCTGCCATTCCTCTGGTCGCGCGCCCCCCTGAGAGATAAACCCAGCGTCGTTGGTGATAGAACCGGCCGGCGGCCGAATCGGGGGGCTTGTGAGGGCTTGACCAGTATCCGCTAAACCCTGCCCTAAATTTCTACCTATATTTTTTATTCCACCCCAAATGGAACCAAGTTGCTCGTTAATATTTCCTTGAACATTTCCAAGCGTTGTAATTCCGTCAGAATAACCAATGAATGGTTGTATTGCTCCAACATAAGGTCTGGGTGTGTCCTGTACGTCAGAACGTCCCGTCACAAACGGTTGAAGTGCATCCGCGTAACCCGCACCATTAGGCATAATTTGATCCTCAAATTACCCTGATGAGGACGGTCGATCCATTTCGATACAAGCCACTTACCGGCACGCCAGCCGCCGCGGCCGCCGCGTCGTTCACCGCATTGACCAACGTACCGAGTTGACCGGCGCGAAAGATCCGATCGACCGACGCGCACCAATTCCGAAACACGTCATTTGGCAGGCCGGTCCGCGGATCGAACCACGGAAGCGCCGGAGGCGGAAGCGGCGGCAGCGTTGTGGTTGCGGTCTGCGCCATGTCAGAACGGCTTCGATATCAACAGGCTGTTGATGAACTGGCGACCAAGGCCATCCTTCGCCAATTGGAACGCAACATCGAATCCCGACGCCTTTGCGGAGTCGATCATCTTGCACATCTTTTCGAGCTCGAAAGTGATCTCGCCCCGAATTTTTGCCGCATTTTCTGCATCGGTTTTTGCCGGCGCGATTCGTACGACTTTCGTTCTCGATTCGTCGTAGTCGGTGAACTTCTCGTCCGCATTGAACGGTTGAATCGAACCGTCTAGACCCTGATCTGCCATGCTCAAAAATCCTTCGGATCGGTTGACTGCGTCGCTCCCAGAAATCCACGGTATACCGGATCGGAGATCGAAAGTCTCCACCGCCGCGCCTGAGGTCCGGACATACCGGTGTGCTTGACCGAGATGCGAGTCGTCCTGGCCTTGGCGATCTCGCCGAGCGGCTGTTGACGCGGGTTACGCCAGAGCACGCCGTCGTCATCCGACCAGGTGAGTTCGACCGTCGGCGCCTTGACGTTGGGCGGCGTCGTGAGATCGGTCAGCGTCCCGCCCGAGACGTAGGCATGGACGAAGGCGGAGCCGACAAGCTCGACATTCTGCCCGTTGATGACCTGTAGTGGCCACGTCCCGTTGGCCTCGACAGTGCCAAGAATGCTCGCGATCGTCGCATTGTCGCCGCTCACAAGGCGCGCGGTGCTCAGCACCATAAGGCGGATTTGATTCCCCGTTCCCGATACCGCGTCGATCACGTTCATCGTCAGAGTGCGCGTCGGCTGTCCAACACCGGTCACAAAATTGAAATCCGCTCTCGGCACCCTTAGACGATTCGGGAAATCCGACACCGATCCGGATTCCATCCGCATCAACAACACCGCGCCGTTCTCATCGTTCATCGTGTCATCGACGAAGTGGAGATACTCGCTCATCGTGTCGCCCATGAGCCACTTGCCGAACGCCGGGTGACCACCCGATGCGCGCCAGCGTTTGAAGTTTCCAGCGGCGTTGATTGATGATCGCTCGTGCCACCCCACACCTTTCCCGAGGGTGCTTAGGTTTACCTCCCACGTCCAGTCGGGACACGACAGGCCCCAGAACTTCTTACCCTGGACGATGTAGCAATATGCCTCGAGCGTGTTGCCGAGCTTGTGCTGCGCTTCGATCAGGCGATCGAGATCCGGAGGCGACACCTTGTCGTAACCGATCGAGTTGGGCGGCATGCGGTAGACACCGAAGTCTTGCGCCACCCATAGCAGATCGGCAAAGGTGTCCTCGAATCCCGCAATCGCATTTGCTTCCAGCAGGCCGACATTAAGAACCTGCAGTCGCGTGTAGGGATAGTCCGGTGTCGGCTGCGCCGTGTCCTGGTAGATTTCGATCGAGCCCGTCGTGAACGCGAGCACCAGGTCGGCATAGGCAATCGGTCGCAGCAACGCGGCGGACGCAACTGCATTGCATGTCGTGAATGTGTTGGCGTTCTGCGTCAGCGCATTGATGCCAGACGCAAAGATCCGATTGTCACCGATCGAGAAGTGAAAATACCCATGGTGATAGCACACCCCATTGGGCTGTGGCAGATTTCCGCCGCCGTTATACGCCGTCGGCGCACCGCCGCCGGACAGTGTGAACGCGCCATTGTCGATGTCGACCGCAACGACGTCCGGAGATGCCGCCTGATTGCGCGCGATCGAGACCTTTTTGGTTCCAGGAAAATTGCCAAGAGATGCAATGGCGCCGGCCGCATCTACCGTAGAAGCATTGTCCTTATAGCACTCATACGAAAGGTTATTGACGATCAGCCCGCCGCGATAACCGGTCTGTCCCGTGAGCGCGAACGGCGTGAACCCGGGACATCCGCGCCAGACGACTTGTGGTTCTTTCGTCGCTCGGCCGCCGGTGCCGGCCTGAGTTTGTCCAAGCGGCTCGGCATAGCAGTTGATGAGCCGACCGGCCGATTCCTGCGGCATAGCGCCAGGAAACGACGACAGCGGCCATGGAATGTCGATCGGCCTTCCGGTTGCCATCAGAACGACATCGTCCGTAGCGTCTCGTAAGTCGGGCGCCCGCGGTTGATCTGGCGGAGGATTTGTGCGCCGGACCCGGCACCAACAGGCACGTTTCCAGCGCCGCCTAGACCGTTGTTCTTGAGCGAAATCCGATCCTCTGTCGTCGACCCGAACTTGTCCGCACATTCGCCCGCGAGAACATTGGCGAGCGCCGAGAACAATTCTCCGGGAATGGTTTCGACGTCGCCGATGTAGCAGATGTCGAGCGACGCCAGCATCCGGATCGTCGGGTCGACGTTTTCTTTGACATACGCAAAATCCTCCGGGTCGGCGGCATTGCCCGCCGACATCACCCCGAGGTTCTTGAGTGTCTGGGTGATGAGGTCGTTTTGCGTACGATATGCGCTGACCATCGCGGATTACCCCGGCAATCCACGTCTCTTGAGCTCGTGACGCTTCGGACCGAGGAAATCCTGCAGCCATTCGATGTCGTCGGTGCCGACGCCGCAGTGCATGCGCAGCGTCTCTTCGGACTGCCATCGGGTGTCGAGATCGTCGACGCTCTCGACCGTCTTGATCCAAGCGACGGCGTGCGCGCGGTACTGCTCCGACGTCTTTGGCAACGGCGTATTCTCGACTGATACGCGGTCCCGCGCCGGGTTGAAATCACCGACCTTGAAAAACCGGTTCTGCTTGGCCTTGGCGATCAAGGCTTGATTGGTCACCTCTTTCGGCACATTCGCATGAAACGTAATGCCCATCCACGTCGTCTTGATCGGGTCTCCTTCCGAGGGAAGGTATGTGACGTGTTCGGATTCCCCTTTTTTGTCGGCTGCGGGCGACCCCACCTCTTTAGGCGCGGTCGTGGCCGGCGGCAGCAATGACGCGGGTTCGTTCCTGATATCAGACGAAGTTCTTGGCGCAGTCGCCATGTGAAAGCCTCTTATCGAAAACAGATCGGGAAAAACCCCGGCGGCCGTAGTCGCCGGGTCGTCTCTGGTTTGCACCCATCTCACATGTCGTTGTTCGGCACGAACTCGATGATGCACGTCGCCGCACCAGCCGTCGCCGCGGTGCCGGTCTGGCTGTAAGCGGCATATAGCGTATGGTCGGCATCGCTTGTCGTCGACAGGCCGAGAGATCCCGCGGCCGTGACCGACTGGTAGGTTGCCGACGAGAGGTTGATCGTCTTGTTGGCACCGCCAACCGCGACGATCTCGCCCGTGGTCGTCGGGTTCGTGCCGATCGTGAGGATATTCGTCGTCGCGGCGTTGAAAGCCGTGGTGACGTGACACGACACGCTCGAGATGAACGTGTTCTGCAGGAACTTTCCGAACTTTTGCGGCTGCGAGATGTTCGGATCGTTGAAGTTGATTTTCAGACGATAGTAGTTCGTCTGCTGGGTCACGTTCTGCCGCGCCGGCATGACGCGGTTCTGATCGACATTGAGCGCGATGGCGCCCCACGCCGAGGCTGCGACGATGGCACACGCCAGCGCGCCGCGGATCAACTTGTTGCGGATCATTGTGATGGCCTCCTTCGGCCGAAGATGATGATGAGGTAAGGCGACGCGCCAGCATCGGCGCGCCGCGGTTTCGACCGATCGGGATTACGCGTCGGCGGTAGCCGAGAAGAAGCCCGTGAACACGCCCCACTCCTTGAACAGGTTGGCGGGGCTGAGCTTCGCGACCTTGCCGATACCATATGCCATCTTGATGCCTGCCCCGCGGAGGAACTGGTAGTCATCCTCCTTGAGGAAGGTCGGCGTCGGCATCTTGCCCCAGCACCACGCCATCGCGGTCTGACCACACATGAAAGCCGGCGCGATCCGCGTTCCGCCGAGACCGGCGGTCGTATAGAATACCGGCGCCCTGGTCGAGAGTTCCGGGATCTCGCGGATGATCACGCCGTTGTAGAGCAGATCGCCGTCGACGAAGATCGGGTTCTTGAGATAACCCTGATTTTCGCGGGCGCGCGAGTTCTGGTTGGCGGCGAGGATCGAGGCGTCGTTCTGCGCATCACGGAACTGTTCCTGACCGAGGAAGAGCACGAACCATTCCGTTCCGTTTTCCTTGAGCTTGAAGGGACGGATGCGCGGATCGGCCTTCTTCGCCGAGCGCTTCATGCGGTTGACGAGAGCACCCGAGATCACCATCGCGGGCGTCACGTTGAGCATCGACGCCGCAAAGTTTCCGGCGCTGAGGTTCGCGGTGTTGGAGTTGCCGACGAGGATGCGATCCGCGTTGTCGGTGATCCAGGTGTTGCGCTGGGCCGCCGTTGCAGCATCGAACAGCAGACCGTTGACCCGCTGCCCCGCCGGCGAACCGAGGCCAGCCGGTGCCGCGGTCGAGGGCAGCGCATAGAGCCCGTCACAGATTTCGTCGCGCTGCTTCTCCTTGCCCCAATCCGAAAGCATCGGTTTGGCCTCGGCGAAGAGATCGACGGACGAACGCTGCTCCTCGGCGTTGTCCATGACGATCGCGTTGCGCGACCAGTCGATCCACATGCGCTGTCCGTAGTTGTCGATCGACTCTTCATTTCCGCGCAACACGCCCTTGCCGACGCCGGCCGCATTGAGGCGCGCGATCAACGGAATGTTGATCTGTTCGCCACCTTGCTTACCGCCCTTGTCGAGGTCGGTGATGACCCGGATGATTGCCGTCTGGTCCTGCCCCATGTAGGGCGAGAACAGGTTCTCGCGAACATACTCGCGATAGATGTCCTTCCGGAATTTGATCAGGACATTATTGGCTTGCGTATTCGTTACGGCCATAGCCGCGGTCCTTTCTGTTCCGCGCCGTTGCCGCTATTCCCGAGAAACTTGTGCTTTCACGCGCGCCCGTGGACGCACGGCAGCCTGTTTCGTATCGATCGAAAAGCGGTTACGTGCGCCAAGCTGAGTCAGCGACCGACTTGTCCGAATCGTCGTGCTCGAACTGAGCCACATTGCGTCCGGCATTTCCGCCGGCCGCGCCGTTCAACGATTTCGGGAGTCGGACTGTGGTGCGTGCTCTGCCATTATCGCCCGTGGATGCCTCCGCTTGCAGCGACTCGACAAGCTGCTTGCGGAACTCGGGGTCTTTCATCAATGCCTCACGCTCTTCCTTACGCAAGCGCGCGGCATACGCATCGGGATCATCTCCGACCTGACGCAGGGTTTCGTTACGGCCGTGCCAGGAGACAAGTGCCTCGCCCGGACTGGCGGAACTGTAAATCCGCTGCACCGTTGCCCTGTCGTCGGGATTGCGCGGATCAAGCTTGGTGACAGCCTCGTAAGCCTTGGCGAACTTGTCGCCATGCTTGCTGTGAGCCATCGCCATGCTGGTCTCGACCCGCTGCGCCGCAAGGTCGTTGCGGAGTTGCGAGACGGTGTCGAGCAGCGGCTTGGTCTGGTGCGCAATGAACGCGTTGGGATCTTCGAAGAAATCCGGAACCGCAGATGGCTTGGCTTCGCCGTTCTGCTGCTGAGCGGGTGGCTTGAGCTGAGTCAGGACCGCATCGAAACGCGAGTTGAGCGTGTCGAATTGCTTCCTTGAATCGGACCGCTCGGCCTCGAGCTGCTGCCGGAGCGCATCACGCTCGGCCTCCACAGCCTTGGTCCGATCGGTCTGCTCGCGCAGACGCCGTGCGGGCACACGGTCGCGCGAATCTGGCGCGACCTCGGCCAGTGGCTTTTCCTTGCCGTCACCCTCTTTGGGTTCCGGCTTGGCCTCGCCATCGGCGCTCTTGTCCGCAGCCTCTCCGGCTTCGCCCTCGCCTTCCTCCGATTCCGATGCCTCCGAGGACTCGTCATCCTCGTCGCCTTCGTCATCGTCGTCATCCGGCTCGTGCTGGCCCTCGAGGCCCTCGCCCATCATCTCGACGGTACGGTCACCCGTCTCGTCGAGAGTAGCCTCTTCGATTCCCCACGGATCTCCCGCGATTTCCTTCTCGGTTGCGATGATCGCATTGCCGATCGCCTCGGCATCCACTTCACGAATGGCCATGATGGAAAACCTCTTTCAGATTCACGGTATCGTCGTGATGACGGCAGACCGCATTTATGCGCCCGGTCTGTGATGGAGCGCTGCGCCATATCGCGGTCGCCTGCGACGGGCCCTATGGTCGGCGGGTCCGAAATGCCGTGCACCGTTTCGTGGTGCGGACGAATCTATGTCATGCCGGAGTGTAGCACGGACATCGAGTCCATGCATGTTCCGTCATTGCGCTCAGGGCGCCGCGAAGCCAAGCAGGCTCGGCGAGCCGCCCATATTCGTCTGCGTGATTGCCAGAGAGTTGTAGAGGCTGTAGGTCGTCGGCGAGCCCGAGCAGCTTGGTGTCGGAAGTGCTCCAGAGCACGAACCCCAACTGCAATTTGAGATCGTCGCATTGTAGTTGCTGCCATCCTCGCTGATATCCGACACCGTGAACTCGGCCAGCGGGGTGCAGTTGGACGTCACCGCATTATGCCATGCAAATTTGTATTTGAAGCCAGGAACGAAACAGCGAAAGAACGTGTCTTTGATCGCGTTGCTTTTTGACTTCAACATCGAAAATACGCCACTGCTAAATGACACGTTTGCGGTTTCGACCTCGCATGCGTCCGCAGTAGCTACCGGAAACGTGACAGTGTCGACCACCAAGGATTGAGCGCCACCGTAGCCCGTTGGCCCTGGCGCGATTCGGCCGTCGCAACTGCCGGCGGTGACAGTCGAGTTTCTGATGGTAGTATTGATTGCCGTGCCGTTCACTGAACAACTGATGGCCAAATTCAACAGATTAAGCGTGGTAGGGCTCGCACTTTGGACCGCTATTTGCCCAATCGTGCCGCCAGAGATCGTCATCGTATCAGCATCCTTGTCGATCTCGGCGCCGACAGGGAAGTTACCATTAAATGAGGTGAAGTTCTGATTGGCGCTCGGTCCGATCGAGCTGTTGAGAAACGTTACATCGTAAAGCGTCGCGACACGACTATTAATGTTCCATTGAGAAGCGCCAGGATTGAGTAACGTGAGGCCGCGAATTTCCACGTTTGAATCATAACTCGGATCGAGTTTGAAAATGCGCGCTGGACCGCCTGAACCCATGCTGCCACCCAAGGCGCAGACAGGATATGTTGATTTGTATCCGGCAATCGTCGAAACATCGATGTTAACTGTTGTGCTAGATCGACTAGTCACTCTTGCGATCTGATGAAATTGAAACGTCGGCGGATATCCGCCGGTCGCAAAGTCCAGGCAATCGGCTGTGAGGGCGATCATGTCTCCGGACGAAAATAGCCCTTCGTTCCCATCATTAACCACAAGCGCGGTCGCTCCAGCAGACACGGTATTGATGGCCGCACTCGTGGAGTTGTTTTGCTGAAATGCCTGAAACCCTACGTTTATGTAGTCGACCTTTCCTCCGTACGCCCAGATCAAAAGATTCTGCACACCGTTGTTATTGGCTTGGCTCCAATTGATGATGTTGGTGCCGCCCAAGACGCTGTTTGTACCATTTCCCCAATACAGCTTTAACTGAGACGGATTATGCGCAGCACCATAAGCGATCATGGCGGCCAGGGCCGTATCATCATTAGTTGATCCGTCGCCAGTCGCATTAAAATATTGACCAGCCGTGAACGGGCAGGCTCCAGACGCCTGCGTGCGCCAGCACGTCCACGTGGAATCGAAAGTAAAACCTCCATGTATCCACGTCGTCGCAGGCTCGCTTGAGAAATAAAGGAGAGCGACCGCAGCAACAACTAGTGCGCGGATCACGGACCCCATGACACTGATACCGAATGAATCTGGGTTGGGGTTGTCAATGTTCCGGTCAGGGTAGTAGGAGATCCAGCGGTGATGGAATGAGCGGTATATAATGTAATTTGCGATGACCCGTCATTTGAGCTGGTAGTAGTATCCCCGCCGACATTCGTCATATTAATCCATGTTGGTGTTTCAACTCCATTCAGTGTCACGATTCCCATGACACCAAATCCACTAGTTGGTATAGTCGTATTTAATACCTGCGTATTTGATAATGCACTCTGCCCAGTTTGGGTATTAGCTGGTGTTGTCGATGCACCGCTGTTGAAATTTCCAGCAACAAGAATGCAATTCGTCGGGTTGCTTGGAAATGAAATAACGACATTTGCCGTCGTCCCAGACGGAACCGTCGCATACCAAATTTGAAGCGATGATACTCTACTGGACTCCTCGACCGCCTTGGTAGCGTTCACGCCACCAATTGTCATTGCGGTCGCGATAACACCAGCATTCGTGAAGGTAATTACGACAACCCGATTGGAGACCGCCGTACCAATATTGACCGCTGTAAATGTAACAGTAGAAGTTCCAGGCGTCGCTTGTGCCGCTGGGTTGTCGGTCTGTGTATAGGTGGCAAAGACCGCTGCCCCTCCTCCCGGAGTTCCCCGCCCTGCTCCGGTCAGCGGGATCTGCGCATATGCCGCAACAACACTCAGCAACAGCGCAAAGATGGTCAGCAAGCGGCGCATGGGTTCACTGAGGACTGGTTATTGCTTGACATAGCTGAGGACTCCCGACACCCGAGCCGTTCCGCTCTGCGTCAGGCACACATTGTCGGCTGGCGTTGCGACCGCGCCAGCAACCGTTCCGGCACCGCTTCCATGTGTGAGACCGCCGTTTGCCGGAATACTCAATCCGTTCGCTGCAGTTGTCGATCCCAGCATCGCGGTCGATCCCGTCGCGCACACGCTTCCAGTTCCTTCGATAAGGTTTACGTTTTCACCCGGGCTAGAGATCAGCGCGAATGAACAGACATAGATTTTCTGCGCCGAGGTCCCGGAAATGATCTGCGTGCTGGTCGCCTGGCTGATCGGGATCGGGATTTTAATCAGGTTGGCGCACGGATCGTCGCTGGTGTACCCGATGCGAAACGTTCCGGCGGGAATCGACGACGTCACTGCAGCGATCAGTGTCGTGATGCTTTGGTTGAGACGCTTGACGAGCGATATCAACGTACACGTTGCGATGTCGCTCGCACATGCACTATCAGCCTTTGCGCCCTTTGTTGCATCCGCACCGTCCGCGATCGTGACACCACCACCCCCACCGCCTCCACTTGGGCATGCACCAGATTGATCGACCGGAACCGCCTGTCCCTGCGAATTCAAACACATCATTACGCCACCAGGGGCACGCGAACCTCCGGGCGTTTCCCAACTATTTTGTGCCAGAATAGGCATAACCGAGACAATCATCATACCTACCGCCGCGACCACACGCCAGATCATGCGGGTCATGACATCCATCCTCTATGATCAGAACGGCAACGGATATTGCTGCGGCATCGACGATCTCTGCGGCGAACCATTTGGCGCGCCGGCTGGCGGCTCCGGATTGGCGATCCTGTGCGCCTCGAGCAATGTGTCACGCGCAAACTCGGCCGCATCGATGTGGGCGGCACTGGCGAGATGCCCCGCCCGCGCGGCCGCGGTGCCGACCTCCGCGCGCTCCTTCTCGGCCTTCGCCCGTAATTCCTCCGCGCCCGCATGGGTCTTGACCGTCTCGGCCGCCGTCTTGGCGTTCTTGCCGGCGAGGCTTTCGAGCGACAGCCGCTTGGCGAGGTCGCCCATGGGATCGGGCGGCGGCGGCTTCGGCGACATCATCTGCATGATGCGGTTCTTTTCCGACCGCGGAAGATCCGACATCTCGATGAGGACTTGCGGCGGGAACGTTCCAGGCGGATAGCCCTTGAGCGCGTCGGAGGTGTCCGCCATCATGCTCGCGATGTCGCGTCCCTCCTCGAGGATGATGTCGACGTCGAGCGCTCCGACCGCATTGATGATCGACGGCAACCCGCTCTGGTCGAGGCCGAGCCCGTTCAATTGGATGAACTGCCCCAGACCTTCGTTGTTGTTGACGCGTATCCATCGCTCGGCCGTCCAGTAGCGCTGCACGGTATTCCAGATGTTGCGATAGAGACGAAGTTTCCAGCCGCGCACCGCAAGGATGAATGGACCGAGCTCTGCCATGCCGGGCTGGCGCAGGATTTCCAACGCACGTCCCGAGATGTTCGCCATGCCGGCGCCGGTCATCGCTGCGATGTTCGAATTCGCATAGGCATCAAGTTCGGCCTTGGCGTCCTCGGTGAATTGCGAGAACGCTGCGAGATCCGCCGTCGTTTGTACGAGCTCGAGCGTGCCACCAGGATTGACCTCGAGATATCCGTCCGGGCGGGACGCCTCACGCCTCGCGGTCTCGACGTCGTCGACCACGCCCTTTGTGCCCTTGAGGAGCTTCGTGTTGGCGAGGTGCAGCATCTTGGACTTGCCCTGGTTGAGCGAGTCCTGCGGGCCCTTAAGGTTGCGCACAAAACCGTAGCGGTCTCCGTCTTGATCGACCGCGGCCGAGAACATGTCGAACGACGAGATCGAGTTTCCTTCGTCGTCAAAGAATGGCGACTCGCCCTGGTCGATCAGCACCGCGCCGACATAGAACGCCCAGCACCATCGACCGCGATGCTTGTACCAATGCTCGACGAGGCGAAGATGCCGAGTCGAGGTCATCAGCCATTTGATGTCTCGATCGGGATTCGTGGTGAGATCACTGTCGCCCTCGAATAGGCCATTGAGCAACTCCTCTTGCTCGGGAAACAGTTCGATCGCTTCATCAAGATCAAGCCACTTCGCGAGGCCCTCGTAGCGGGAATCCGCAAAGTCCATACGATACGATTTCGGCTGATAAAAATATTCGTCGCCGATCACCCAATCAAGCCGGAGATTGTAATTGCCCTTCTTGTCGTGCGTGAGCACCCGCTGCGTGCCGGCGATTCCGTCTATGCCAGATTGCAGGATGCACCACGGATCGATCGTCTTCCACTCGTTGCAGTCGAGCACGTAGCGGATCGACTGCGTCGCGATCTCGGCGCCCTGCTCGCTCTTCGGTGTGCGCGGCAACGCCTTCGGATCCGATCGCATCTTCTCGACCAGACCGACGATGCCGTTGATCTTGCGGTTGGTCCGGTTCCATACGATCGGAGGCTGGTGCCTCGCGCGGAGGATTCTCAACTGATCGGCGGTCAGGTGTGCGCCGTGATAGTATCGCCGCGCATCCTTCTGCTCCTCGATCTCGTCTACCTTGCTGGTGAGGTAGTCGAGGAATTGGTTGCGCAGCGTTCGGACAGAAAGATACCGCGCGGCATCTTCGTCTCCAGTCGGCACCTCGCGCTTGTTTCCCGGCTCCTTCTCGTCGCTCGACACAAGCGGCGTCAGTCGCGCCGAATCGGCACGCTGCAATTGGTCATATGTGACTTCGGTCAGCGGCAAATCAGTGCCTCATCTTCGCCATTGCCTTGGGCGAGATGCGCCCAGCCTTGGCGAGCATCGCAGCCTGGTACGACACGTCTTTCATCTTGGCGGCGTGTTCGGCAGCGTGTTTCTTGACCTGCGCCATGAGCTTCTTGTCAGCGACGATCTCGGCTGCACGCATCATCGTGTGCATTGCGTCGCGGACTTCCCACTCCCGATCGGGATGGCTGTAGGACTTCGACTTTCGCTTGCTGCCACCGATTGTTGCGGTCGGAGAATCATAGGCCATGGTGGTTTTCCTCAAAAACATGACTCGCCCCGTGCGACTGCTCTGTCCCCATCCGGAGAGGGTCGGACTACCGGGTTTTGTCGCTACCCGGATTTCCCTTTCGGGCGTCTTATAGCTTTAGACGATAGCCCTGTTTCAGTCGCACCGCTGTCAATCCTCCGTGCCCATCTTCGCCAGCGCCTTCGGCGAGATGATGCCGCGCTTGGCGAGTTTCCTCGCCTTCCGCATGGCAAAGTTTTTCTTCGTGTTGACGCCGCGCGGCGGATTCTTTGGTGGCGCTTGCGTGCTGGTCTCGATATCAACGCTGGGCATCACTTTTTCCCCTGCAGTCCGTGGCTGGCCGCCGCTTTCGGCGAAATCTGTCCGCGCTTTTGCAACTGCCTGACGTGGCTTTTCTGGTGCTGCTCGAGTTTGACGCGCTTGACCTTACCGCGACGGCCACGATGGATCTCGGTCTGTGTGACCTTCCCGGTGATGTTTGCCCGGGTCATATTCGACGGAGGCATATCGTTTGACACGTCGTTCATGTCAGACCGTCACATGCTTGCGAAGTGCCTTGTCGGAGATTATGCCGCGGCGCGACAGGCTCTCGACCTTGCGTTCGGCCTTCGACTTGGGTTTCTGGTCGGCAAGGATTTCCGTCAATTGCTCGCCCGCCTTGTCGAGTGCCTGGATCGGCTTCTCGATTGAGTAGCCCTCGACCATCTCGGCCAAGCGCTTGCACTCCTCGATCGCCTCCTCTTGCGTGTCGCCCATCGCGACCACGGCGCCGATCGCCGTCGTTCCGTTCGATTGCGGCGCCACGTAGTATTCGCCGTCGATCATCATCAAGTTTCGCAGCTTGACGTGCTCGCGGATCGAGGCCGGAAAGTCGACTTGCTGCCAGTTCTTGTCGGCCCATTCGGAGATCAGCAGCAACTCGGCGCCGAACGGCTTGATCAGTTCCGGATCGATCAGGATTCCCTCGGCGCCCTCCCACAGAACATCGGCGAGATTACCGATCATCATCTGATAGAGCTCCGACGGCGGCGATCCGCAACGCGCGCACGGGTCGATCAAGTATGCCTTTCCGTCCGGAGAAACACGTATCTCGGTCGAGATGAAGCCGCGATAGCTGTAATCCTTGAGCGTGCTTGCGAGCTTTGAGTTGACGCTTCGCACCGACGCCGGCATGTCGCGGTACGGCATCGCCGCACACACATACGCTTGGTCCTTGCATTCCACACCAACGATACCCTCTTTCGGAAACCTACCGTCGACCGTGTACCCGTCGTAACCGACCTCGATCGCGTCAGGAATTTCCTCTTCGCAGATGAACTCCATGGTCTTGCTGGCAAAGTTGTCGGCGAGTTCGTTCAACCGCGGCTCAATCAGCTCGTAGTTGTCGGCCTTGAAGGTTTCCATGTCGCCGCGGAGATACGGGATCTTCACAAACTGGTCTTTGTGGCGTTTGAGATGCGAGCGCAGCGCGTCGAGTCCCTTCAGTGTCGTGTACGGACCGATATCAATGCCGAGACCGGCGCAGTGCTCCTTGCATGCGGTGCGGTCAAGCTCAAGCTCCTCGCCCATGCGGCAGCCCCATACGCGCTTACCGATCTTGACGAGATATTCCTGCAGTGCACCTTCGAACACGTCGGGAAACACGAACAAGTCAACCTCGTCGACATGCGGCCAGATGCTCGCCACCCGTTCGATCTCGTCGATACCTTCACCGACGCAGCGGACATTCGACTTCGGCGCGGACGTCTCCCATGGGGAGTAGTAAAGTACGCGGCCGAAGGACTTCGACAGCGTGCGCGCGATCTCGACGAAGAGGCCGTGGTCGTAGACCAATACTGTTTTGGATCGATAGTTCATACCGACCTCAATGCGGATCCCAATATTCTTTACCATCATCCGGATGTATTACCGGCCATTTCCAAAACACAAAAACATTCGGACCATCTAATGGATCGACTCTAAAGTTCTTGAATGTAAGTCCAGAATTTCCACGTTCCGATAGTTCTTTTTCCGCACAAACTGTCGCGCCTATCCTTTGGGCAATCGTCGAAGAGCATCGAACAGTTGTAGTCGATTTAACAGTCATGCCGAACAATCTTCCCTCGCCGGATCGTTACACACGTCGCGCCACGCGTCAGGATCGTCTTACGGATTGTCGTCGTAGTCTTCCCATTCTTCGATCGGCATCAGTAATCCCCGCCCATGTGATCCTTCATCGCCTTCTCAGAGATCATGCCGCGCTTCGCCATCTTGCGCGCATGCTTTCGGGCGCGCCGGGACGGCTTGTGCTCGGGCAATCCCTTGAGCGTCTTGCCGGCCGCGCCTTTGGCGAACTCGGCACCGACTTTCTTCGGAATCCCGATCGTCGACTTGCCTGCCGCAGCCGCGTGCATGGCCGCGTTCTGCGTTTTCGATACGGGCTTAGGAAAGGGCGGCATCTCGCGCTCCGTATTGCCGCGGAATTTCACCGTGGCGTTGTTGGGGCTTGTTGAGGTAGAGGCCATCAGACGGTCATCGCCCCTTCGGCGCCGCCTGCCTCGACCTCAACCGCACGGCCGGCCCTTCGCGAAACCGACGCAGGAATGGGTACAATTCCGCCGCCCGGGTGAGTTCCGTAAGGTTGGCTTCGACCGTATCGTCCTGCGACCACCCCCGCGTATAGTGCACCTCGGCCAGAGACAGCCGCAGCGCGAAGCCGCACACGATCGCCAACAAGATGCCCCGCGACAAGAGCCGACAGAAGGACCGCAGCCGGATCATGAAATGGCATCGCGAAGAGCGAGACGACGAAGAGTGCGACAAGGACGAGACCAAGGTGACCGGAACACCGTGATACGCATCGGCCGATTGCCAGAGCAATTGCCGCGCCCAATCCGACGGCGGCCACTCCCCCCTCATAAGCAAGCCAGAGCCATTCATTGTGCGGATGCTCCACGCGCGTCATGTTAACGAGATCGGAACCAGGAGAGACCGACCAAGCCATGACTGGACCGTCTACGATGAACGATCCGAGCCCATGACCAAGCCATGTCAGGTTTGCGATTGTAAATTTCCAGATCACGACGCGCTCGACCAGAGATGCCATTTTCCACGGCACATCGACACCAGTCGAGACGATCAAGGTGAACAACGCGCCATGGATCATGATCGCCACAATCACAAACCGTTCGAACGTCCGGCCGCGTTGCCATATCGCGATCAGAACGATCACCGCGGCCGCGAGCCACGCGTTGCGCTCCTGCGCCAGCACCAGCGCCGGCAGCACGAGGCCGATCGACCACCACATCCGCAGTCCGATCACGCCGGCCAGCACCAGCGCCGCAGTCTCACCGAGACGGTCGCGGCCGAAGAACAAGCCCGACGGCGCGCCGTTTCTTGCGACGACTCTGTCCCATCCGTCGAGAAGATCAGATGAAACTCCCGGGATGGTGATGACGCCGTCCCAACCGTACCACTGCGCAACCGCCAGAACGCTCGAGATCGCCATGCCGATCGCGGCGCCGGCGATCAGCGGACGCGGATTGTCGATCGAGGCGCCAAGGCCGAAGGCGACGACGATTAAGCACAACTTGAGCGCCGTATCGATCCCGTCGAGCGGCGACGAACTCCACACGATCGACAAGCAGAGCCATGCGATCAGCGCGAGGCCAAGACCATCGACCGCGGTCAGCCGGCGGGCCGGCGCGACAAACAGCGCCAGCGCCATGATGACGCCGAGATCCCAACGTGGCGTCGTCGCAAGCCCGCCCCAACCCGGGACGAACGCGACCATCAGCGCAAAGCCGAGAACCGCCGATGGCAGATCACGAAGCGTCGGCACTGAGAAGCGACTTGATCTCGGCGAGCTCGGCCGTGCTGCGCGGGGCGGCATGCTCGAGGGCGTGAGCATAGTCCGCAAGCACCTTCTCGATTCGCTCGGCGCGGGTAGGTTCGGCCGGGGCTTCCGCTGCTGCGGCAGGCTTGGTCTCGTCGGTCATGGTCTTCCTCCTCTCGTTCAAATTGTCACGAACGATTCCATCCGGTCGTCGGTGGACTCGCGGTAGGGGTCTTTCTTGAGATCCTTGTCGGCCGGCGGTTGTTTGACCCACGGGCGCGACATGCAGGCATACCGGCAATCGTCGGCGGCGTGGTCCTCTGCGTCCGTGTCGAGATCCTCGGCTCGCTTGGGATCGTGTTGCAGGACTGGAATGGTTCGGATCGAATCACGACACGTCGAGAAGAAATACAGCATCGGCACGTTGTTCGGCTCCTTGCCGTTGCCCCTGAGCCGAGCCCGCATCTGGTCCCAACCGCCCATCGGGCCGCCCTTCTGCGGATCTCCGGCTGCGCGTGCGACGCGGGCATTGTCGGCACCCGTGAACGCCGCAAGCTTCTCACGCAAAAGAACGTTGTTGATGCGCTCGGCGATCGACGGGCCTCCGTCTTCCTTGAAGGCCGACGGATCGAGGACGCCGTAGGTGAGCTTGGCGCGATCATCGCTCTCCCGATCGACGATCCCTTGACCGACCTGTTCTGCTGTCAGCTTGCCGCCGACGGCGCCGTACCACTCGCGATAACGAACCAGCGCGCCACGCGGCAGCGTCATCTTACGATCGCCCTGCACGATCTGCATGTCGTCTCCGACGACCGACCACCAGCCGATCGAGAACGGCGAATACGAACCCCAGTCTCCACTACGGAACCGAAGCCATGAACCTGGAATGGAAAACGGCGAAACGACGTGCTTTCTCTCCGACCACTCCGAGAAGAACGCGCCCTCGATCGCGGTCCAGTCGCCCTCAAGCCAGGCTTTGACGAGTTGCTCAGACCCGACGAGGTGAAGCCGCGACACGTAGCCAGGATCGTTTTCGAGCAAGATCCGATTGTTCGTGATCCGCGACGGGATGACCGCGGTGTGGTGGATCGTGCCGTCAGGCAAGGTGCGGCGAAGTAGCTGCGGCTTGAGTGGGAACGGATGCAACTTGTAACGATCGCGTATCCAGTGCTGTCCAGAGCCGCCCGGGTTGGCCGTCAACGTGAGCTGGATAGGAACACCATGCGCAGATCGGAGCACACCGAATAGCTTGTCGATCGGCTTCGGTGTCGGATATTGGCCGGCCTCTTCGACCCACGCGTCCGTGACATTTCGGCCCTGGTATTCGTTCGCGTCCTCGTCCGATTCAAGATAAGCAAAGCTCGTGCGTCCGCCGTTTGGCATACGCCAACGCAACCTCGAGCTATCGAACTTTCCACCCAACGGCCCGTAGATTTCCTTCGACCGCTCGATCGCGTCTTCGGCCGAAACCGAGGTGCGTCGGAACATGATCGCGTTGAAGTGCTGTCCGTAGCGGCGTTCCTTGATCGCCCACTTGCCGAGAACGCCGTCAGTCTTCCCGCCCCCGCGCGCGCCACCAAGAAAGACCTCGGGGCACGGACAACAACAATAATCGTCTTGAGGACCAGGCTGCGGCGACCACAGGCGTTGATGCGTGACTTTCAACGCCGGCGTCACGCCGCACCTGTTCGATCCCGCTCCCATTCCTCGTCAGACAAAGGCCGATCCGAAATCACGTAGTGCGCCGGCCTCTCGCCGCTCGGATCTGTCAGGGCCACCTTGTCTCGCATCAGGCCGCGATGGCGCATGAGCTTGTCGAGCGCCTCGATCGGTTTATGCACCTTGAGCTTGGGACCGAACTTGGTATGGCTAAGCTCCTCGATCAGCCGGTAGTTTTCCTCGGTCGCATGCGCGAAGTCGAGGACCGGCAGGCCGTTTTGAAGCTCGATTTTTCCTTCCGCATCGCGCTTGCAGAACGGCGCGATCGAAGCGCGCGCGAACATCGCGACGTCGGCGAGTAGCCATCCGTCATGGATCTCGGCAAGTCCGGCTGACCGCTGCGCGACCTCGCCGATTCGCTCGCACATTTCCGCCGTCTGGCGCAGTCGAGCCATGTTGCCCTTGAGGCCGGGCCCGTCCTTGTAGCCGGCCGCCAACCCGGCTTCCCGGCCGGTCTTGCCCTGCACGTAGGCGTGCGCCGCCAACTCATGCCGCGGATTTCGCAACGGCGAATTTGGGATGCGTCCGCAAGCGGTGCGTTCCACCTCAGGCATGGGAATCATTCGGAATCATATCCGACTCGATTTCGTCAAGTTCCATAGTGCTCGCAAACTACCACATTTCCATTGCGAGGAAAAGGGGCGGCGGGTGTGATCCGCCGCCCAGTCATCAAGAGGGGATTGTAGCCAAGAAAGCAAGAGGTCGATCCGAGATCCTGGAATCGCCCTCCTATAAATAGGCAAGAGCCTCGGTGAGGGGGCACCGAGGCTCTGCAGCGTTCACGCGATACTGATCCGTTGCTGTATGCGCTGCCAGCGCGCCCACCGGTTTATGAACCGTTCTGCGGGCTCTAGCCGACACCGCCGAGCCCCACCCTTGCAGGCGGCTACGAGGCGAGTCCCATCGCCCGCAAGAATTGCTGATTCCGATTGGGTTCGTCAAGCACGAAAAGCTCCCGCCATGCCGAATAGGCGTGGACAGCCACAATTTCGTGGGCGTCGAGCTGGTGATTTTCCTTGCGGCACTGCCGGCGGCGGCCGCGGCGGCGCCAGCCCCAATCGTCGATCACCAGCGGGCGTTGGCGATTCTCCTCGGCGCGCACCTCGTCGATCGCGGCATCCGGAACCACGACTGGTCGGCCGTCGTTCACGAGGATGCCGACGATGCCTGGCGTCGCCCAGATGCGGCGCCAGTGCTGCGCGATGCCCCAGGTGAACACGAACAGATAGCCGGGCAGCAGCGGCCGCGCGGCGGTGATTTTCCGGCCTCGGCTGATCGTGGTCTCGACCGCCTCAGGCAGGTAGATCCCGAACCGATGGCCGACGAGATGCGCGGCCGCGGTGCGCTCGCGCGCGGGCTCGGTCACGGCGACGTGCCATGCGCCGGCGGGCGCGGCGAGGTCAGCGTCGAGCGGGCCGATGAGTTCGCGGCGGCGCATCGAATCGGCCGTGGAGGCGGCGTAGACATCGGCCATGTTTCCGGGATGGGTCATGCGGGCTCCTGGGGATTAGCCATTGGCGAATGCGTTGACATCTTCGTCGGTCAGCCCTTCTTGGGGTTGCTGGCCGGGAGGGAACAGGCTCGGAAAATACCAGCCGCGTTTGTATACCTTCCCAATCTTCGCGCTCGTGACCAAGTTCCACGAACGCCCCTTCTCTCGTTTTTTGAAAACCAGCCACGCCTTCCATGCTCGAGTTCCCTCGATCACGAAAATCTGCTTCGCCTTCTGATCGATGACCGCACCCATAGGCTCTATGGGTGGTGGCGTGTAAGTCCTTGGCGGTTGGGCGAAACGTTCGTCTTCGGACTCCTCTTCCTGTGATGGATTAGACTCTGATGGTTCATCTAATGACCTGCCAACTATGTCAGGTGGTCCACCTGCCAAATAATGGCAGGTGGACCGATCGGTCGGGGGGTCGAGACCACCTGCCAATTTGGCAGGTGGAGACACCACATCTTGTGGGTCGGTATCATCTTCATCTGGCACAATCGCGCCCCAATCCCACGGCGCGGAAATGCGCTCGAACAGAATCCAATAGTCCGTCGCGCGCCGTCGACCGTCGTCTCCGCGACGCTCTTGCTTGCGGAGATAGCCGTTGCGTATGAGCGCCCCGATATAGCGGTATAGGCTCCGTTCCTTGATTGATGCCTCACGCGCCAGTGTGGTCAGTCGAGGAAAACAGTGACCATCGGTATGATCGGCATGGTTGGCTATGGCGATCAGCACCATCTTGGGTTTGGGTGGTAGGTCTCGCTGATCAAGAACCCACCCGACGGCTTGAATGCTCACGGTGTCTCGTCTCCCCTCTCAATCAGGTCTAGTTCTTTTCCGATACGCACGAGACGCCACAGAGCACGTCGCTTGACGCTGTCGGACCATTGTGTTCGAAGCGTCGAAAGCCATTCCTCGTCGGCCTCGGATAGGTCCGATCGCATTTCCCACGCCTTGCGAAGCAGCGTGGCCACGCTGAACCCGCGCCAATCCCGGACTATCTCGGCGTCGTCCCGAATCTGCAAGAGTTTCTCGGCTTGACGTGTCGAAAATTCTCGCTTGTCAGTATCGCGCTTGAAATTTTCGAGGAATGCCTCTTCCCATTCAGTAAGGTCGCTGCTCTCTGTTGCGAGAAGTCGAGCGGCTATCTCGCGGAAAGCCGTCGCGTCCTTGCGGATGCGATCTATTTCGCGCCAACTTGTCATGAGCTAATCGCACCCCGGCCCGATCTCGCCGCTGTTGTGCGGCGCCGTGAAATCCTGCCATCGGCGCCAGCCGGCCGGGCAATGAAAGCCCCAGTCGCGCACGCGCGGGCCGGTGATGAATAGCGAGAGACATGGGCCGGCGGTCAGCTCAACACGGTGCGCATAGCGCGGACCGCGGAACTTGAGGTCGCCGGCCACATAGCGTTTTCTTTGGTGGATGCCGCCCTGCGGGATGGTGTGCTCGGTGTACTCGCCGTCGAGAAGGAGCGAGCAATTCAGCCACGGATGATCGTGCAAGGCGCGATCGTCGTCCGAGCGGATAAACCTATGCAGGTAGACGTTGAAAACCTTATTACGGGGAATGACAAACCAGCGTCGCAAGTAATCGCTGCCGGGCTTTCCGATGACGAAGTCTGGACGGCGCTCGCGTTCCAAGCGGAGCATGCGAGCTGCGAGCCATGTGACGATGCGGGCTGGTGCTTTCATGCGGCCTCAGTGGATTTTTCGAGTATTTCGCCGGTTTGAGCGTCGATGATCTCTGCACTATTTCGAGACTGATTACCCCAAGTAAAAAAGTTAGGAGGCAATTGGTGTGACTCATCCTCTCGCGCAAATAGTTCAAGCACAGGCAATCCTCCGGTCATGGCGTTAATCATGTTGCGGTAATATATGGGCTTTGCCGAGTGCCCAGCCGAGCGTTCACGGTGATTCGATCCGGCTTTCTCGGCCGTATCAGGCTTTGGCAAGCCGCGACCACGCTTAAACATGCACAAAATCTCGTCTTGATCCCATACGAGGAGACCGGTGCCGTGATCTTCGGGGCGATCTTCGTCCGTCTTTGTCCATACGAAGCACGTCGAATAGGCGTCAAAGCCCCAGGCTTGCGCGACGGCCCAGATCAGCGGCAGCTTGACGGTCGTGCGGCCAAGCGGTGTGTCGATCTCGACTGCGTGCAGCGCGAGCATGTGGGCGCGCGGAACCCAGATAAAGCCCCATGCGTCGGGAAGGAGGCGTTGTGCGACCGGCATTGCAATGATCGCGTTCCAATCCATCGTCGTGTAGGTGTTTTCATAGGCTCGATTGCCGATGCCGGCTTTTCGGCGCCAAGCCGGATCGGCATAGAGGATCGGGAATTTTCGGCCCGTCGGATGCAGCGCGGCACAGTCCGAAAGCTCGCGGGCAAGGTTGCGACGGCTTTCTGCGCTGCGCTGGGCCGTAGCGTCGTGGATGACGTCGAGCGCGGGACGGCGGCGGGTGCGGCTTTCCTCGCCGAATCGCGTGAGCATGATGTCGACGGCGCGCGCGCCGATGCCGTTGAGCCGACGGGCATGAGCCGAGAGCTTAGGATCGACGCCGATTTCTTTGAGGGTGGCGGGTGAAAAACATTCCGAGGCGGAATCTTTTTCCACCTTGCGGGGGCGCCCGCGCGCGGCGACGATGCCGGTACGTTCGCCTTCTTCGAGCATCGCGCCCAAGCGGGTTTCAGCTTTGGTACGAAGCTTGATGGCGTCGATTTCGAGATCGAAGTTTTTGGCAACGCGCGCCACGGCTTCGATCGCCTTGGCTTCGAGGCGGATCGTCATCACCTCGTCGGCCTTGACGGCGGCGGCGAGCGCCACACAAGCGGCATCGTAGCGGGCGAGCAGCGAGGTCGGGCCAACGGGAATGATCGCGATGGCGCCGGCATTCGCGAGCTTTGCCTCGTTGATCAGGCTGCGCGCGGCGTGGCGCGTGATCTTGAAATGGCCGGCGATGAAACGGTCGCCATGACCCTGCTGGATCAGCAGTCGGGTTTCGTCGAGTTTGGCAGGATGTGCAGTCATGCGTTGCTATTCAGCAGAGGAGCATAGTCACGCTTCATCTGCTCCGAAAGCAACCCGAGCGCATTAGCCGCCCGCAAGCGCGCGCCGAGCGACCTGTATTGCATGATAGGCTCATCGTTTCTTTTAGGTATTTCATCCGGCGCCGCAATTGTCAGCATGTCTTCGGCAAAATTAAACCACTCACCACGAATTCTGTATTTGGCAAACTTCCGATGAAACCATGTTTCAACTTTTTGCCCGCCATCAACAATTCTGATGAACTGCAGACAATGAGGTGTGGCGCATTGCAAATCTACAAAACGCGCTGACGGGTCTGCGGCATGACCAATCTTTACATATCCGCTATCGACATCCTGAATAAAGTATACGGCCACTTTATGAATCTCCGTATGTTTTGTCGAATGACTTTGCCTCCGCCAGAGCGGCGCGCGCGGCGTCGTAGCGGAGAAGGGAGGTCATGGACGCGATTCGCTCGCGGTCTGCGATACGCTCTCAGTCGCCGGCTCGTCCTTGTCGATCACCTCGGAAAGAAGCTGCGATGCGAGCGCGTCCGCCGTCTGGCTGTTCTCGCGCGCCATCCGGCCGAGCGATCGTCGGCGCGCGGGCGTGAGCGCGATTCGCACGATGCAGGAGCGCTGTTCAGCGATTGGGGTGCTCATTGTCCACAACCAATTCCGGCCGCGAGCGCGGCGGCGCATGGCCCATGCGGGTGACGATGTGAAACGTGCGGTTTTCCGCCGAAACCTGAGCTTTCCAATCCGGATCCAACGGATGAGGATGGGGATCGAGCGGCATGACGACGACGGTTGCGGTCATGGGCGCCTCGGGCGGAAGACCACAGCGACGAGCGCTATGACCAAGATGCACAGCGCCAGCGCGAATGCGATCGTCATGAAGAGCCAAAGTGGCATCAGGGCTTCTCACAGAATTCGAGGCGTCGACATTCCCTTCGAAGATCACATTCCGCTTTGATCTGCGCACGCGCAGCATCGCTCGGAGAACTCGCGATAGCGCGACGAAACTGAGAGCCGCGATAGGTGCCCACGATGTGAGGATGTCGACCACCAAATTCCAAATGCGCACCGTCGATGCCCATCGCACTCGCATAAGCCAGCAGGCCGCGTTGCCATTTCGTGAGCTTCGGAAGATGCATGGCCTACTCGTTTTCTGAGAAATTATGGTTGGATCGGCGTAACCCAGTGAGCTATTGCGCTCACCGGATTACGCTTTCGATCATCTCATGCTTCATTTTCATCAGTACAAGGGATTTTGAGTGAGGCGTGTGTTTGTTAGCTGGTCATGATACCTCCTGGGTTGAGGAACGCCTTACGGCGGGAAAATCTTATTTCAGGATGATGGCGAGTGAAGCGCCGGCGAACGACCAGAACGCGACGGCGAAGATGATAAAACCGACCGGCGGATAGAGCACCGCAGCGTAATTGGTCAAGGCGGAGGGACTCAAACCCCCGACCTCTGCGTCCCAAGCGCAGAGCTCTACCACTGAGCTACGCCCTGAATTGGTCGCGGCAGTCGGAGTCGAACCGACGACCTCCGGGTTATGGGCCCGGCGAGCTGCCACTGCTCCATGCCGCACAGGAAAGGGAATGACGGTCATTCTGCTGCTTCCCTCTTTTCCACAGGATAGATGTCCGGGCGCTGCCAATGGCGAGAAACGCCGGTCGCCCGTTCAACGGCCAGCACACGGCCGGCCGGCACGCGGCCTAGGCGGCGCCAGCGAAACACGGCCGCATCCGAAATTCCCAAGCGGCGC